CGCTACAGGCGCACAAGGTGCAGCAGGTGCACAAGGTGCCACAGGCGCTACAGGCGCACAAGGTGCAGCAGGTGCACAAGGTGCCACAGGCGCTACAGGAGCACAAGGTGCAGCAGGAGCTCAAGGAGCGACAGGCGCTACAGGAGCACAAGGTGCAGCAGGTGCACAAGGTGCCACAGGCGCTACAGGTGCACAAGGAACAGCAGGTGCACAAGGTGCCACAGGCGCTACAGGAGCACAAGGTGCAGCAGGAGCACAAGGTGCCACAGGCGCTACAGGAGCACAAGGAACAGCAGGTGCACAAGGCGCTACAGGAAGAACGGGAGCACAAGGAACAGCAGGTGCACAAGGCGCTACAGGAAGAACGGGAGCACAAGGAACAGCAGGTGCACAAGGAGCCACAGGCGCTACAGGAGCACAAGGAACAGCAGGAGCTCAAGGTGTCACAGGCGCTACAGGCGCACAAGGTGCAGCAGGAGCTCAAGGTGCCACAGGCGCTACAGGCGCACAAGGTGCAGCAGGTGCACAAGGTGCCACAGGCGCTACAGGAGCACAAGGTGCAGCAGGTGCTCAAGGCGCTACAGGAAGAACAGGCGCTACAGGAGCACAAGGTGCAGTAGGTGCACAAGGTGCCACAGGCGCTACAGGAGCACAAGGTGCAGTAGGTGCACAAGGTGCCACAGGTGCTACAGGCGCACAAGGTGCAGTAGGTGCACAAGGCGCTACAGGAAGAACAGGCGCTACAGGCGCACAAGGTGCAGCAGGTGCACAAGGTGCCACAGGCGCTACAGGCGCACAAGGTGCAGTAGGTGCACAAGGTGCCACAGGCGCTACAGGAGCACAAGGTGCAGCAGGTGCACAAGGTGCCACAGGCGCTACAGGAGCACAAGGTGCAGTAGGTGCACAAGGTGCCACAGGCGCTACAGGCGCACAAGGTGCAGCAGGTGCACAAGGCGCTACAGGAAGAACAGGCGCTACAGGCGCACAAGGTGCAGCAGGTGCACAAGGTGCCACAGGCGCTACAGGAGCACAAGGTGCAGTAGGTGCACAAGGTGCCACAGGCGCTACAGGCGCACAAGGTGCAGCAGGAGCTCAAGGCGCTACAGGAGCACAAGGCGCAACAGGAGCACAAGGAGCCCAGGGTGCAACAGGTAGAACAGGCGCAACAGGAGCCCAGGGTGCAACAGGAGCAACAGTTCCATATAATATTAATCTTCAAGCAATACCTGTGTTTCCTTTTTCATCAGGGTTACAACCTGAACTATATTACTCAATTGCTTTTTCTGAACCAGGTTGTATTATTACTGTTCCTCCTTTATTTCAATGTACTACAATTAATTATGAATTTGCGTTGTATGTATGTGGACGAAATGCTTGTCCTGCAACTTTCTCAGATGCAAAAGCAACTCATAATACTCCGTTGAACAATGAAGTTTGTAAAGCACATACTGGTGTACCACTCGATTATTGTACTGATGGTATTGTCACACCGTTTAACCGTTATTTTTGTTGTATTATCGGAGGACCTGGTGGTCCTCCCTTTGAAGATGCATTTATCGAATGGTTTTATTATATAGAGACAAATAATGCGGCGCAGGCTTATGTTACTGGTAAATTTACTTTTATGGCAAACAAAAATTATATTAAAAATGTGTGGGATGCGCACGGGTACCCAGGACCAGTAGGTAATGGTATACCTCTTTTCAACCCGTCAAATCATAACCAATAATAATCAATAAACTTAAAATAAATAAATAAAAGTGAATAAAACGTTTTATTTATTTATTTATTGTCATATTTAATGATACTTCATAATCTAAACACTCAATTTTATTAATGATAATCCTTCTCAAATTCTGCATATTTTGTCGTAATGAAATTATAAAATTTTCACTATTATTATTAGAAATTAGTTTTAATAATGAAATGTGATATATTTGTTCAATATGCTCTATATATGAGTTATCAGCATACTTATTTTTAATAAAATCAATTGTATATAAGGAATCATTATAATTTTTATTTTTTACAAATGTATTATTAATAAATTTATGGTAATCAATTAAACAAATAATTAACTCATTACTGCTACTTGTTGCTAGTTCTAAGTTATAATTTTCTAAAAAAGTATCCCCATTATTATTTGAACAACTCATACAAAATGGCATAATAGATTTTATTTTAAGTAATAACTCTTTTGTATTTTTTTTTTGATTATCACTTGGATTTTCTGGATATATAGTTGAAAACGAATGTAATAAATGCCAAATAACATGGTAACATCGTGTTTTAATAATATTTGAGAGTAACAATCTTTTAAAATTAGATATTACAGTGGAATCATTATTAATTGAATTACATAATAATTGGTTTAATTCGTTACTAACTTGTTCCATAATGTATTTAATATATTAATAATATATTTTAAAATAATTTAAAACTTTTACCAAATATATTAATAAACATGGATTTAATATACAAGAAAGATAAAAATGGTAAAGATATATTATGCAATGAAGATGAAAGACACCAAATCATGATGGAATGGGAAAAACCTTATATGGAAAAATCAATTGAACTCTTGAATCCGTTTGGTAAAGTATTGGAAATCGGGTTTGGATTGGGATACAGTGCAACAAAAATATGCAGTTTCAAAAATGTCAAAGAGTATAATGTAATAGAGTGCATGCCGATTGTATGGGAAAAATTTGAAGAATTCAAAACTGAACAACAAATTGCAAGACCTGAACTAAAAATAAATTTAATAAAAGGTAGGTGGGAAGACGTTTTACAGACGACGGAAACATTTGACTCCATATATTTTGACGACTATGTGTTGAATTCAGACATGGATATAGGTAATAGAAGAATGATAAAAGATAGGTTTTCACATTTTTTACAGAAAGTCTTGCAAAATCATACAAGAATTGAGACTAGAATATCTTTTTATTCTGGTGTAAATTGTATAGAAATGTACAAAAATATAACTTGTATACATGTAGAATGCAGCGAATATAAAATAGAGATTCCAGGCGATTGTAAATATGCAAAAGGGAATAAAATGTATATTCCAATTATAACAAAGACGTCAAATGCAGAACTTGATTTAAAAGATAAATTAATTCCCGCTAATAATGTCAATAATATGCAGAAAATAAATCCGGAAATTCATGAAGAAATAAAAAAAGAAATTGAAATACACACCAAATATAAAACATTGTTTGATGATATACAAGTTCGCAGTCCGTCGTGCGGATTAATTGTTATTGATAATTTTTATAAAAATCCACACGAAACGAGGAAATATATTTTAACCCAAGAGTTTTCTGTTCGTGGAAATTATCCAGGGCAAAGAACTATTTCATACGCGACTCAGCATTTGAAAGACATTATTCAAGGATATGTCATGCCGTTTGGTGGAAAGATTACAGATTTTCCAATTCCAGATAAAACAACAAATGCGAACATTTACAACGGGTCTTTTCAATACACCACTTCTCGAGACAGGTCTTGGGTTCATATTGATGGTTATAATAACTGGGGCGGAGTTTTGTACATGACTCCGAATGCGCCGCTATCATCAGGAACAGCATTTTACAAGTTCAACGACGGAGCAGAGTGTCAACGAGACCAAGATATTTTAGAAAATAAAACCCAAACAGACACATTTAGTCAAGATATGACAAAATGGCAACTGGTGGATCGAGTGGGGAATGTTTTTAACAGGCTCATATTATTCAATTCCAAGCGATTTCACATGTCGATGGATTACTTTGGTGATTCAAAAGAAAATGGAAGACTTTTTCAAGTGTTTTTCTTTTCAACCGAAAAATGATTTATGACGGTTCCTTTTACCCCCTCCCTTGTTCAAAAGGGATAATCTGCGAAAACCTTTTTGAATAAAATTTATTTTTATATAATTGTGAAAATGATTGTGATATAATAATAATTAACCTAAACAATTTAAACCCATGGTTAGATATATTGTAAATAGTTAACGCATTGTGTAAAAATGCCATCCATTGTCATCGTTGAAAAGAATGGTGATTTGAAAGTACGGGAATATAAAAGCACAAATACAGACGAATTGTATAAAAAATGCAATTTAAAAAAATCGGAAGGATTTGATAAAGTTACGGAATGGGGATATTCAAAAAAGGGCGATGGTCGGGTTACAGTTGAATTATGGGCACGAAGTGAAGGTCAGGCAAACCAAGAGAATAAATATGATTTTCCACCACCTGTGGATTCTGAATTATTTTTTGGAAGTTGTGCACTTTTGTTGAGAGATTCAAATATGAAAATTATTGATTTGACAGTTGAAAAATGGAATAAAATATATGAGCATTTATTTGGTGGGTTTGAAACACTTGCAGACAATGCGGATGAAGATGATGAAGAAGAAGATGAGTTGGCAAATGTTCCATCAAGTATGAAGACAAAGGATGGTTATTTGAAAGACGGTTTTATTATTGAAGATGCATTAGAAGATGCTGATCCCGATGCTGAAGAAAATTCAAGCGATGATTCTGAAGATGATTGCGAGTCGGAAGGGGATGAAAGTACTGTGTCGACAGACGAAGAGAATGAAGACGATGATGAAAGTAGCAATAGTAGTGATGATTCTTCAGAGCTTAATTCCGAAGAATATAATTATTCAGATGACGATAATGATGAAGAAACGAAATAAAAAATATGAATAAAAAATATGAATAAAAAATATGAATAAAAAATATGAATAAAAAATATGAATAAAAAATATGAGTAAAAATAGTAATAAAAATAGTAATAAAAATAGTAATAAAAATAATAGTGTTTACATAAACAATAACAATCAATAACAATATATAAAAAAATTGAATATAAAAATATATATTGTTATAAGAGTAAATACCTAGACCGCCACCAACAGACCACCATCACAAACCATTCTATAAAATGATTCCAAAAAATCCCGACTCTTTCAGACGAAATATACAAAAAAAATTATCAGAAAAAATTGGAGACGAAACGGGGAGCATTGGGCTAAATCTGGAGAAAGGAATTTTTAATCGAACGCTTTTAAAAGCAGGAGAAATGAATATTGTAAAAAAATGGGACAATATCTATTTTGTTCAGCTCTACACAGACTGGTTGAAGTCCATTTGCATTAACCTTGAAAATAAAGACGTCATGGATATGGTGAGAACAAAAAAAATCAAAGCTCACGAACTTGCATTCATGACGCATCAAGAAATGAATTCGAAAATGTGGAGCAAAATCATTGAGGATAAAAAGAACAGAGATAAGAATAGGTATGAATTGAAGATTGAAGCGTCAACTGACTTGTTTACTTGTCGCGCTTGCAAGTCAAACAAATGCACATATACGCAACAACAGACGCGTTCGGCAGACGAGCCAATGACAACTTTTGTCACATGTCTCGAATGCGGTAAACGTTGGAAGTGTTAATTGATTGTCATTATTTATTCTTCATTTAAATCCTAAATTTATAATTTATTTTATTTTTTTTTATTTTTTTTTATTTTTTCTAGTTTTACTTCGATTACCATATTTACAAAATTGTTTTTGTGAGAAACCTCTTGGTCGATTACAATTTATACTTTTTTTGTATTTTAAACTCCATTTTCCTCCGACTAACTGTTTCATTACAAATAAAATAAAATAATTAATTATAATATCTACGTATAATATAAAATAAACAATTAATAATAAAATACATTTTTTTCAATAATGAACACTAGAAAGTTATTTTACGTGACGTTGATTATTTCTGTGTTGGTTCAAATTATTACTGGAATGATTGAAGGGTGGACGGTATTAAGTGTGAACGTTCCATCGCAATATACTATTATAAAGGAACTTTTATATTTGGAACTGTTTGTTCAGGCAATTGAAGGTTTATTTTACATTTGGCTAGTTTATAACTTCACTAGTGTAATAAACGTAACTCCAAAACGGTATATTGACTGGTCAATTACAACCCCAACAATGTTGACTACATTGATTTTTTATTTGATTTATTTGAGATACAAAAATGAAAATATGGATACGACAAAATTGCAATTTTATAATTTACTACATGATAATGCAAACACATTGTCAAAGATAGTATCTTTGAATTGGTCAATGTTATTTTTTGGATATTTGGGAGAAATGAAAATATTGTCGACTGTATCAGGTGTTGTATTAGGGTTTGTTCCATTTTTAATGTATTATTACATGATTTATCAAAAATATGCAATTAGTAGTGGACCACTAGGAATAAAATTATTTTGGTATTTTTTCTTTTTCTGGTCATTGTATGGTGTTGTTGCACTACTACCCTATAATTTGAAAAATTCTCTATACAATATCTTAGATTTATTTGCAAAGAATTTTTTTGGGCTTTTTTTGAGTTACATTATTTTACTAAAAAAATATTAACAGTATTCTTTTTTTTTTATTCTTTTTTATAATATTGTATTTACACTCTTGAATACTTATTCACAATACCCACTCATAAAATTCATTCATGAAAAGTGTAGGATAAATAAACTCGTCTTTTGCTCGTTGTGCTTTAATAAATAGTGACTTGTCTCCAACGACGTAAAATGTTGTTTTACACCTTGATATTGCCGTGTAAACTAATTTTTTGGAATTTTTATTCATTAAGCAAAAGTTGTGCGCAGGAGAAACAATAAACACGATTATATTTCTTTGCAATCCTTGCATTTTATGTACACTGCTTATGTAAAAAGGCATGAATGCGTCTCTAACATCTTCGACTGAGAGGTCCGTTTCGTCTGTTTCTCCATCGTATTTGACTGTATAAGTGTAGACAGTTTCATTTTTTCCATACTTATTTTTCATTTGTTTTACAGTCTCATGAATAGTGCCAACATCACCATTCACGCGAACATTTTTTTCATCCTTGTAGTCATTTTCAGTTCTTATAACTAAATCATTCTCGTGAAAAATGTGCGTGTGACCATTTTCGTAACGTTCCACAAACAATTTTTTGCCATGTGGATTTTTTATTTTTTGAATTATTGGGTTGAGAGCGAATACTCCACCATTTTTTTCTCGTTGAACAGACATTGTGTGAATGTCGAATTCCTTGTGAGGAGTCGTCGTCGTCACTCCAGGTGTAGTCATTTGCAAACGGTGCTGATAATGCTCTTTTTCATATATTTCTGTAATTACTCTCTCGAAATCTTCAGGCGTTTTTGCTTCAATGAAATGAGAATACGCATTATCGAAATCGTCAAAGTGAACGCCATTTTCCGTGTTCATTTTTTCAATAATACTTTTCAGGTTTCCTTCTTGTCGCTTTATATTTGTTAAAATGGTCGTGTTGAAAATCTTGGATTTTATAATAGATTCGAAAGGAGTTCCTGCGCTAATCGGCGGAAGTTGTTTCACGTCTCCAATCAAAATGAGGGAAGAACGAAAGCATTCGCATGCAGACAGGAGTTTTTCAAACAGGAACAAATCAACCATTGATGATTCATCCACAATCATAATTGTCGGTTTAAATTCACCTTTGTTGAATGTAAAATTGAGGGCTCGATGTAAAGTTGAAAACATGACTTTATCATCAAATTTTGAATCATATTTACAATATACTTTAAGGTTTTTTTGTGCTAGTCCAGTTGGAGCCATGACAGCAATGGAACTTCCCATCTCAAGTTGATAACCCATGATACAGTCAACAATTGTGGACTTTCCGGTGCCCGGAGGGCCAGTAATATTGAACAGTTGCATATTATTCAAACGACATCCCCTTTTGATTGCTTCAATTTGTTCTGGTTCAAATTTGAAGGCTTCTTTTTTATTGCTATGTTGTTTGAGTGTATATTTTTCAATGTAAGCATCAATCGCTGCGTCATTTTCTTTGGAGTAAATTTCTTCTTTTTCATGGTAAAACAGGTTTGCAACTTTGTCTGATAGTTTTATTTCAAAGTCAATAAATTCTTGGGTTGTAAAATAAGACGTGGTTCCAAATATCTTTTCAACAATGAGCTTACTGTCTAATAAGAGCGACTGTGCTGCTGAATTCCCACTACGCAGTTTGAATTCTTTATTAAACTCCATTTCGAGTTGACCGGTCTCGGATTCAGGAATATACAGTTGATTATTTTGTTTTGCCATAAAGTAGTCATAGATCCACGCACGTACTCGCTTGTCCAGTGGAGGAATTATTTTTTTTTCATTACAAATGTCCATAGCATTCTTGTAAGATATAAACTGGTTTTCAAATGTTATAAAATCAAAGGGATTCAAAAGTAAATACTCGATTGGAAAACTATTTTTTGACTTTGAAGTGCAAACTTTTACGTGATGAAAGTATCGGTAAAGTTTTTTTGGTTTTACCTTGCATGTTTCAACAATTTCTTTTAGTGTCTTTTTTACTGAATCTTGTCTCGAGTTGACGAAACGATTGTACTCCATTTTCACAATAGAGTCATGATCCATAAATCCTTGTGTTTTCGCATATTTCGTCACAACAAAATAGTCCTTACAGTCCTTACCTTCAAGTCTCGTTTTTCTTTTTGCCTCAGACACGAGGTCTTTGTATACACCATTGTGATGAATTTTATAGTATGCTTTAAAGTATGACTCACAGAGCGAGTCAATCACTTCTTCTTCTTTCGTTTTTGTATTTTGTTGTTTTTTCACACTGTTAGTATCGGTCGGAGCGGTCGGAGCAGCAGCATCAGTGGTAACAGCAGCATCTGGAGGAGCAGCGGCAGTAGCAGCTTCACGTTTTCGTTTGAATAGTCCAGGAGTGACGGTTGGAGATGACTTTGTGTTCAAGGGAAAGAACATAGAGGGTAATAATTGTTGTACTTTTTCTGTTTTTTTTTGTTTAGAAGAATCGGCTCTCAGCATGTCACGTTTATATATATTTTACATTTGTTATAATAAAAAAATCAATTTTTATTATAATAATTTTTTAATATAACTTTTTATAATATCGCAAAATTAAATAAAATAAACAAGTAAAAGTATAATAAATTGATAAATCAAATAAATCAACAAATAATTTCAAGGTCTTGCAATCTCCACAGTTCAGAACTACCGTTGGGTAAAGGGCGCCGAATAATAAATGGCAGTTTTTTATGTTCCAGTTCCAGCTGCGCAATAATGTACCCGTCGATGATTGTCGGATTCACATCAACATAAGGTTTCGCGCCTTCATTTAGTTGTTTTGTTCGAATTCCTAAAACTCTTGTTTTTTCGTACTTTGTTAAAAATGGTAGTGTTTTGTGATATGGGTCAATGATTGTTCCTGCATCATTTCTAGTGACGCGTGACATAAATTCAGTTTCTTCATTATTGTAAGACAAACTTTCAGGGTGAAAAGATGCAATGTAATTTTTTTTCAGTTCATTATCGAATTTTTGAAGATGATTTTCGTCGTCGTCATCATCGTCATCATCGTCATCGTCGTCGTAATTTTCATCATCCTCATCAACTGATGACTCAAATGAAACCACTCCTTCTCCTTCTTCTTCAACATCAACGTCTTCTCTCTGCCGCTTATTTTCTTTTTCTTTTCCCTGCCCTCCTTGCCCTCCTTGCCCTCCTTGCCCTCCTTGTCCTTCTTGACCTTCTTGTTCATCATATATGTCCGACGTCGCGTCTGAATCTGATTCTCCTCCTCCTACTATTTCCATTCCACCCCCTGACAATGTTGAATCATCAAAATGTACGCTACCATTTTCGCTACTACTGTCAAAACTGGTATCAACATCAGTATTGGGCTCAGAGTCCATTTTTTTCATGTCTTGCATTTGTTTTGCTTTTGTGAAATGTAAATGTGTCTATATTACATATATAAAATTAAATATTTCTATTTCAATTTTTTATTTTATATATAAATAAATAAAAATAAAAATATAAAATGACTTTTTTGAATATTGAAAACCATGAGTAAATATGTGTAAAGCTAAAAAAATAAATATGCTTCAGATAAATTCAACAGTATGACCACCCAAATTAAAAATGTAATACATATACATTGTAAATATTTTCAAGATGCGTGATGATACTGTTCAGTGTTCCACGTGTGTTTACAAGTTGTGCACATGTAGACGAATTTCAAGTTTGTGTCATCGTATCTAATGTATAAAACAGTACATGGAACATCAAGCGTTTTATTTGTCTCGCATTCCAAGTTGGGACACTTCATTGTGTTAATTTGAGGTAGTGTTGGGTCTAAATGTGTATACTCGTTGACAAAATTTGATAGTCGACTTTCTGTTTGTTTGAAAAATGTTTTTGAAACACAAACACTGGTGTCTGAGTTCTGTTCTTCGTTTCCGCAGTTTCTGCATTTATTGATGAGTATTTTTGAGGTGACTTCTTTTTCTTCTTCTGAAACGGCAGGAGCATCTGCCATTGTAATGTAGTACATGTTTCCGCATACTTTACAAAATTGCATTTTTCAACGACGTTTTGTGGTAGTTGTTGTTGTGTATCTGTGTATCTTGTATATAAATAGTTATGTTATTTTATATTCAATTTAATTATTAATATATATAGTAAATATGTTAATAATTAAAAAAATATTTAAATATAAAAATATGTAATAAATATTGATTTCATTTTTAAATGATTGTTAATTTTTCAAAGAGAGATATCAACTGTGTATAATCAATCTTGAATCCAAATAAATAAAGAGATGAGTGCACAATTTCAGGGTGAAGTATGCGTTCCTTATTTTCTTGCAGTTTTTTCATTATAATGTCTTTATTTTCAAGGTAATGCGCCTTCATAATTGAATAAAAATAGTCTATATAGTCCTTCTCTTTTATAGGTATGTATTTGCCGAAGTTTTCAATGCTGCATAAAAGTTCGTAAATTGAAAAAGAATAATTTCGGAATTCAACAAGATTGTGATAGTTACAAAAGTCAGGATTTTTTTTTGTTATACCCGGTTCATGTAAAATGGGTTCATTATCCATAATAGAAACCAGAGTTAGTAATACGGAAGAAATTGTTTGACAACCGCTCCATTTCTCTCCACGCCACGTATTCAAAATGTCAACACAAACCTTACCAGTTTTGTAAAAATTTGGATGAAACCGTGTAGTTCCATCGTTTGTGTAATAATGAAGAACGGGAGGTGAGTGAGGATAATCAGTTGGAAATACGAATTTAAAATAATAATATCCATTTCGATAGAGTGAGTCCTTAGGACCAATAATTAATGCCCAACCCTCTAATATGTCAGTTTCGCTGTGTTTGTAATATATTCCTTGGTCATGTAGCGGCGTTTTTATAATTTGGCCAATGTCTTTTAACAGACGCTTGACTGCATCTTTTGAAATGCTAATGGGTTTTACATCACTTGCCGTCGTAGCGCTCGTCGTCATTGTTGGTAGTGCTGAATTGTCAATAGCTTCGGTGGCTGCTTTGTCTTGTGTTTTTTTACAAGATGTCATATGATTCTGGAGAGAAGCGTCTAAATATCTACATATGAATACATTTAAATGTTTATATCATATTCATAATTATAAAAATATAAATTTATGAGTATCTAACCTTCATACCTTGTAAAAAAATAAATACATAATTATGTAAAAAATATGAAAAAACACTTTTTATATTTTTTTAAAAATTGATTTTTAGGGATAAGTGGATAAACAATAAATAAAAATTGAATTAAACTTATCTCAATATATAGTATTAACAATGGCAATGGCAAAAGTAAATGTCAAAGCAACTTATAATTTTGCATCATATTTGTTGTCATTATATATAAAGGAAGGTGAGAAATGCACGCACACGCGGTTGAAGAATGCGGACTTGGGAGTCAAAGGTGGCGCATATTTAATAACGGAATCAGAATTGGAAGAATTTTATAAAAAGTATTACCAGCACGTCTTTGTTGAAGGGAAACAAGAATTCTTGACAGAAATTCAGCTTCCGGATGCAGGACCCATCCTTGTAGATTTTGATTTCAAATATGATGTTGGCATAGATGAACGCCAACACACAAAAGACCACGTTGTTGACATGGTATTGCTTTACATGAATGTTCTCAAAAAAATCCTACACATTGATGCAGGAACAGATATTCCTGTATTTATATTTGAAAAAGAAACAGTAAATTGCAAAACCGAATTGACAAAGGATGGAATTCATATGATAATTGGAATTCACATGGAACGAAAGCAGCAAATGTATCTTAGAAGTATGATTTTGTCGGAGTTGCCGAGTGTGTGGAGTGACTTACCCGTGACAAACTCGTGGGAAGATGTCATTGACAACTCAATTACAACCGGAAAGACTGGGTGGCAACTCTACAACTCTAGAAAACCGGGATGCAAGTGTTATCTTTTGAAGTATCACTTTGCGTTGAAACTTAATGAAATGTTAAACTGGGAATTTTTAGAAAAGAAGGTAACAGATTTCAAGTTTGATAAAGATTTCAAGTTATTGACGGCAAGGTACACCGGTCATCAGTCTTTTCGGTTGGTCGAAGAGTACACACAAAAAATTGAAGAAATGTTTAAATCAAAAAGGGCGTTGGTCTCGACATCTGGAGGAAGTTCTACGCGCGTCAATATTGTAATGGCAACATCTTTGACGCCGTCGTCGATTGATTATAATTCAATTACCACTTTAGACCAGCTGAAAGCAGCAATAAAAATTATTATGGACAACTTGGAACCCAGAGAATATGATATAAAGGAGACACACAAGTTTGCAATGTCGCTTTCAGCCAAGTTTTATGAGCCTTATGAAAAATGGATTCAGGTTGGGTGGGCTCTAAAAAATACAAGCGACAAGTTATTTTTAACCTGGATTCTTTTCAGTTCGATGAGTGAAAAATTCAGTTATGAAAAGATTGGGGAATTGTACAGGCAATGGCAGAAATTCAGGACAGGAAAAAGCGAACTTTCAAAACGCTCAGTGATGTTTTGGTCAAAACAGGATAACCCTTTGGAATATAAAAAGATTTCAGAAGAAACGGTTGATTATTATATTGACCAGACGCTTGTAATACATGTAGGTAAGACTAAAATTACGGAAGCATCGGATGTTGATTTGGCAAATGTTTTGTATCACTTGTACAAGGGACGCTTTGTGTGTGTGAGTATAAAGCACAATGCGTGGTTTGAGTTTAAGGACCATCGATGGTCTGTGTGTGACTCAGGAACGTCTCTTCGTTTGTTGATTTCAACTGAAATGCTCGGCATATATTCAGAACGAAGCATGAAGTTGTTGGATAGTTTGAATGAGTATGACAGTACTTCAGAACAGTTCAAGCACATACAGGAACGTTCGAAGCGGATGACAGAAATTTGCAACCAGTTGAAAACAACAAGTGTTAAAAATAATGTGTTACGCGAAGTGCGTGAATTGTTTTATGATAAGGATTTTATTGAAAAAATGGATTCAAAAACACATCTTATGGGGTTCAATAATGGTGTCGTGGATTTTAAGGAAAAAGTTTTCAGACCAGGACAGCCGTATGATTTTATTTCAAAGTCCACAAAAATAGACTTTTTAGACTCGTATTTTACTGGGTGCAAAGAGTTTGAAACAATTGAGCGCGAAATCATTGCATTCATGGAGCAGTTGTTTCCGTCACCGGAGTTGCGCGCTTACATGTGGGAACATCTTGCGTCATGTCTTATTGGTGTGAATCGTGACCAGACGTTTAACATTTACAATGGGTGTGGAAGTAATGGAAAATCAAAGTTAGTCGAGTTGATGTCACACTGTTTTGGAGAGTATAAAGGAACAGTGCCTATTACTTTGATTACAGAAAAACGAAACAAGATTGGTGGAACTGCATCTGAGATTGCGCAACTGATTGGTGTGCGATATGCGGTGATGAATGAGCCGTCGAAAGGGGACCGTATCAATGAGGGTCCGTTGAAAGAACTCACGGGTGGTGATCCAATTCAAGCGCGCGCACTGTATCAGGAAATGGTTACATTTGTGCCGCAGTTCAAGTTGGTTGTTTGCACGAATGTCATGTTTGATGTCAAGAGTAACGATAACGGCACATGGAGACGCATTTGCAAAGTTGATTTTGAGTCTTTATTTTGCGAAGAACCAAAGTCTGATGACCCTGAAATGCCGTATCAGTTCAAGATTGACAAACGATTGGATGAAAAACTTGAAGGATGGGCGCCGGTGTTTATGGCAATGCTGGTTCAAAAGGCATATCAAACGGGAGGTACTGTTGCTACTTGTGAAAAGGTTAGACTGAGTAGTAACAAATATAGAAATAGCCAAGACTATTTGTCAGAATTCATTCGAGACAAAATCAAAGTATGTCCTGGTATTAATGATAAGACTGGAAAAGCGTTTGATGTGAAACGAGATGAGTTGAATCAGGAGTTCAAAGATTGGTATATGAATAATTATGATAAGAATGTGCCCAGGTTTCAGGAGTTGCATGACTACATGGATAAGAAGTTTAAAAAGATTGCAAAGGGTGGTTGGTCAGGATGTAAAGTGATTTATCCAAATGATGATGAAGATGAAGAATTTGACGATTTGTAAATAAAAAGTATTTGAAGTCACACATGGTGGTATTTTGAAATCACATTATGATGTTATAACAAGTAGAAAAAAAAAATATAAAAAAATATAAAAAAATATTTTTCTTTTTTGTTTTTTCTTCTTCTTTTTTCTTCTTTTTTTTCTTTTTTATTTTTCAAAACGCAAGCAAGGGGTTACCACACCTGTGGGGAGGCAAGCAAGTTCGTTCACTCGAGATTTTTTTGCAAGGTGTGCCAAGCATCCTTTGACTCTTGGTCGATGGTGACCATTTTGTGCGCCTCGTACTGTTCCGGCGAGTCGTAAAAGTAGGTCATTGGAACAATTCCACTGCAGACTACAACCTTCCACAAGTGGTCTTCTTCAAATGAGCCAACATTCCACGGGTACTTGACTCCAGTGATTGCATTCACGATGGGAAGACCCATCCTATTGGATGGAAAGGGTCCTCGAAAGACCTTTTCTTCCTTCTTTCCTCCGTTGCCCTTGTAGCCGTTGCCCTTCTGGCTCTTGCTGTTGCCGTTGCTCTTGTTGTTGCTGTTGCCGTACATTGTTGTTGTTGATGCTTCTGAGACGATTCACTGCAAAATGTCAAGATATAAATTGAATTTTCAATTTATATTTTTTTCATTGTAATTTGGGAAGAAAAAAAAGAAAAGTTGAAGTTAAATCAAAATTATTTTACACCTTTGCACATTCAAAACGCCAATTTTAATATTTTTTTCTTGATTTCAATTTTAATTTTCTTGACTTTTTCGATTTTGATTTTAATTTTCTGGACTTTACTTTTGATTTTTTTTTATATCCTCCTTCACGATTTAGCTTTATACCAGGCTGAACCTCAGGAGTCTTTCGAACAACACTTTTAATACTGTCTGTTATTATACCCTTTACTTTTTCTTTTAGTAAATCTTCTTCTTGTACTTGTACTTCAACTTCTTCTATAAATTCGTCTAATTTTTTTTGGCTCGTTTGTTTTTTCAAATTTATCTTTTTCAAAAGACCTTTAGGATTTTCTACAACTACTTCATCTGGTAATGGTTCGCCATTCCATGAATAATGAGTACCTCGTAACATGGTTTTAAGTCCAGGGTTAAAGGATTTTGCTAATGTGCCTTCACGCTCAGTTAATTTTCTGGATTTTTCATTGTTTTCTTCTATTTTATTCTTATTTTCATCACTTGAAAATATATCATCAATATTGTCTTCAGAAAGAAAACTTGACCACGTAAGATAAGTTGATACAATTTCATTTTCAATTCTTTTAATTGTATCAGATATACTTAATATATTATTAACAAGACCCTTATTTTTTACATATATATTTTCATAACATGTATATAGTTGATCAGATTTTAAACCACTACATGTTTTTGTAACAAAAGATAAAAATTTTTTTTTATATTCTATGTAGTTGCGAGTAATCTTATCATAAATATATACTAAATATTTTAATTGGTCGACTGCATCTTCAGTCTCAGTAATCCAGCTCATTAAGTTTTATTATTAATATTTTATGAATATTATAAAGTATATGTATATATTAATTTATATATTAATTTATAATATTATTTAGTTATTTATTTTTTTTTGATTTGAAATCATTGAATGATTCAAATAGTGATTTGAAAACAGAAATACTTTCTAAAATGACTTTTGAAATAAGTTCTTGCACTTTGGGTAGTTCCATTTCATCTTTGAATGAAACAATAATGTAACTATCTAACGCATGCGGGTGCGGTTTTTTGAATCCGCAGAATGAAACGATTCCGTCAGATTGTCTGTTATAGTAATTCGAAAAGATATAAAACTCAATTACTTTTCCTAGAGTGTAATCCTCTCCAACCAAGTTGATTCGAAATGAATTTTTCATGGTGGTTAATTCGTGCGCATACTCAATTGTCGTCGTTGCATTCGTTTCAGCATTTGTTTCTGCAGCGTGTTCTATGCTAGCCAACAGTTTTTCACATTTCTTTATCATAATGTCGCAAGCTTTCGTAACAAGTTGAACATTAGTATATACGCCAACAGTCTCAATTATAAAATCAAAACTATTTGGAACAAATATGCGTTGGGCTTCAAGAAGTTCCCAGTTTTTTTTTTCATTTTCAATAACTTCTTCAATGGAATCGGCAGACAACGACGACGATTCCAGTCCTTCTCGAATCGTTTTTTCCTTTGCTTTCCATTGTTTTTCAATTTCTTTGGTGTCAGGCGTACAACTGTAAGCGCACGTGTGCGCCACATTATACATTCCGTCAAATTTTGCATTTGAAATTTCAAGAGTGCAAGTAAATGCAAGTGCTTCTCCACTGTTTGAATTGGAAGAAGAAATGTTAGGCAATAGTCTAGCAAATTCAATGTAGTCACCGGAAATTGCATCGGGTGGGAAAATTTTACGAACAGTTGCTTCAGGCAGATATTCGTACATGACATCTTCATCGGCGTCTTCATTTCTTGAACGTCCTGATTTTTTTTCAATTTCTTTTGCTTTTTTTACTTTAAAGTCTTCAGTTGTAACGTATCGAATTGTATCTGTTTCATTTTTTACGTCAACTTCCACGACATAGTTCTTGTACTCGTTGGCGATACCATCAATAGTGTGTAAATGATGTATTGGTATACAACCGAGCCTCTGTTTCAATATTTCATTGTGAAGTCTCGTCGTGTTAACCGTAAACTCTGCTCGATTTTCAGAATGAGGAAATGTTCTAAATACGTATTGGTTTATATCCGACAGAATGATTCGTCGCAAAGCATTTGCAATTGAAACATCGCAATTTTCCAACGTAAATGTGAGTGTAAATTCGTTATTGTTATTGTGTTGAGAAATGATGGGTTTACTGGTTCTAGTTTTGGAAGAAGAAGAGCTCATTACAACAAATCCAAGTTAATAATAATATATATTCATAATATTAAATCAATTTTTTTAATATTTATTAACCGATAATAACAAAAAATATTAAAAAATAAAATGATAAATAATTTATTTTAATAACTATTTAATATTTATTATTATTTCAATATAAATAGTTATTGCGTTGTTACATTACGTATAAAAATAATTTCAGTTTTTTCTAGAATAAATCATTTTTTATGAGTAGCATTATCTACTATAGTAATTTTTGTGAGAAATCTAAAAAGTTATTACAGACTCTTTCTAAAAGTGCTTGTAGCAAAGAGATTCATTTTTTGTGCATTGATAAACGAGAGAAGGCGCAAAATGGAATCACATATTTGATATTAGATAATGGAGAAAAGATTTTACTTCCTCCGCAAGTAACTCGTGTTCCAGCATTACTTTTGTTGAACAAGGGAAATCAGATTTTGTACGGGGACCAAATCATGCAACACTTGTCTCCCAAGGAAATGGAAATAAATCAAATTGCGACTAATAATAATGGAGAACCGGCGCCCTTTTCACTAACTAGCGATTTTATGGGGCACGGTGTAACATCAGACACGTACAGTTTTTGGGACCAAAGCAGCGACGAACTTTTAGCGAAAGGCAATGGCGGTATGCGCCAAATGTACAATTATTCAACGGTTGACTATTCAAATACTGGAAGAATAGAAACTCCACCTGATAACTATACCCCAGATAAAATAGGTCAGGTCACGTTGGAACAGTTGCAGCAGAATAGGAAAATGTAAGAAATATTGTAGAAAAATATAAATTGAAAATATTTTTTATAAATTCGACTTTTAACAGTCTCACACCGTTAACCCGTTAACCTTGTTCTCTCTGCAAATCAAATCATGTCACTAGATTCATGCGTATATCTTGCTCATCTTCCTTCTCCTCTTCCTCAATATGAATACGTGGTGAGACCTGGCGCTCCTGCTGTAGCACCAATTTTCAGAAAGCCGTCTCACCTGAAGAAATGGGAATCAAACGAACTCAAAGAAAATAAAAAGTATTCGAATGAGATTTATTATGAAAAATTGAGTGCATGGAAAAAACAACACAACTGGCACGATGTTCCACTCATGACATCCATGACAAAGGAAGAAGCTGACAAAGGATTTAGAGAAATAAAAAAATACGAGTTGGAAATAAAAGAAGAAAAGACAAAAAAGGAGGAACAAGAGTCGCGAGGCATTGAGTATGTCGCGCCTTGTATATTTAGGTACTTGATTCCACATGATGCAGATGATGCAAGAGCTGTTGGAACCTTTTATTTGGAATTTTTGTCCAAAATGATGTACAATCGTGCACATGAATTGTGCGCGTGCACGACGTTTGGGGAATTTGAAAAAGTGTATGAACATTCCACTAATTTAGAAAAAGGATTTTGGTTGCTGGGTTTGAGAGAACGAACTGCGCGTCATGCACTTGCAGCATTTTCTGTTGAGTCAAATTTGTTTCCTGGCAGAAAGGCGCCGGCGTCGGCGCCGACAACCAGCACCAGCACTAGCACCAGCGATGACGACGACGTGCCAACAAGAACATCTAAACGACGCAAAACTTTTTGTGAAAGACGTGGAAAATTTGGCATTTGTGAGGTGAAAGACTTGGAAACGCTTGGAAATTCAGCTCCAATAGTGTGGTACATTTCCCCTGAAGAAATGCGAAATATGAAAAGGTTCGAGTTTTGTTTTGAAATCAGTCCAGAAGAAATTCAAGAACTTCATGATATGGCGACTGTGGATGAGTGGTGGGACAACGAAGGATACAGTTATCCTTGGTAGGTTAGTTAGGTCGGCCAAGTCGGTTGGAAGGAATAAATCTAAAACCGAGTCGAACCGAGTCGAACCGAGTCGAACCGAGCCAAACAATATGTGTCTCATCGCATAATGCAGTTTTTCATTTTTTCTTTGTATTCTGACAATCCAATATTTATTTTCATATTTGAAAATGTAGAACCAAATATAGTATCATTTGAACTATTTTCGATGCTACTATTATTATTATTATTGCTACTGTTATTGAATTTATTACGATGTTCGTGGCTTGCGCGCGCATGTTCATCAATATATTTTTTAACAGTTACATTCAAATGTAGTTTCAATTTATCAATATTGTATCCCTTTTTGGCAGAAACTAATGTCATAAAGTCAAACTGTGTTTGGTTGATGATGTCCTTTGGAATTTGAAAGTCATTATTCAAGTCGTGTTTATTGAATATAAGAATCAGCTTAAAATTTGGTGAAAAAAGTGTCTCATTGTCTTGAATATATTTATTCCATTTTGAGATTTGTTCGTCAATATTTTTTTCAATATCAATGACGACAATAATTATTTCAGCAGACCGAGCATACAGTGGAAGCAAAGAATGGAAACGTTCTTGTCCTGCTGTGTCCCATATTTCAATTTTGATGTTGTCTTCAACTGTGTAAATTGTATATGCCGCACCAATTGTCAAGTTGGTATCAGGATTGAATGTGTTGTGTGTCATTCTTTGAACAATGCATGTTTTTCCAACTCCTGAATTTCCAAAAAGTACCAACTTTATTTTTTTGACCATTGTTTTATTTATATTTATATTATTATTCATATGATTTCTCTCTGTATATATTCATATATATTGAAATATAAAATATATATAACTAAAAAATAATATAAAATTTATTTTTATATATTATTATAATACACATATAATAGACATACATATACATAATACAACACATAACAATATAAATAAAATGACAACTGTAAACTGTTCAGGCGAATCAGAATCAGTAAGCAAGTCGTTGATTCTAAAGGGATTTAATCAACATTTTGAAGAGTTTATAGAAGACATTCAGAGTGTATTTCCGGATGATGATGAGGTTACAACGATGAAAAATTTACTATATATTATGAAAAAGACAAATCCGAAATTAATTTTAGAAACTTGGAATTCATATATAACGATTCCATACAAAGAACCCATTGAACAGTCAGATATTTCTTTTTTTATCAATAAAGATTATTCTGATTTGGATATTGTAATTACAGACAATGTTTCAAATTTCATTGAACGTTTGCGAGGATATGTGCGAAACATGACAGAACATGATCAGGAAAAGTCAATGCAGTATGTGAAAAATTTATGTAACTTGACAAAAGTTTATTATTTAAGTTGAAATAATAATAAATATAAATATTTTTATAAAATTATTAAATTATAAAAACACCATTTAAATACTTTATTCTATGTTTTATTATAATTTGACAAAAAGTAATTAAATTATAATAAAATGAAAACTAGTGTTGAAAAGGGTGTTGAAAAGGGTAAGGATATTCCTGATGAATTTAAAAAGGTAATTTTTGATTTCATTGTAGACATTTCGAATACTTTTCCTGAGTATCAAAGTACGTTGCAGTTATTTTTGGATGCGTCTAGAGAAAGAACGGCCGAGTCAGCTGCCGCCGCCGAATCAGTAAATGTTGTTTCTATTTTGTATGAATACTGTTCCAAGGTATATCCAGAGAGATTTTTTGATATTTTATACAAAAATGATAAAATTTTTGATAAAGAGGATGCGGCAAATGTGAATGTGAATACGCATTTTTTGCCAAATATTGATTTTTGTGTTTTATGGAATACCGAGGGAATAAGTGACACAACTAGAGAGACGATTTGGAAATACCTTCAACTCATTTTGATGACAATTATCACAAACATTGAAGATAAAAAATCATTCGGAGATGCTGCAAATTTATTCGAGGCAATAAATGAAAATGAGTTGCGCAGTAAGTTGGAAGAGACCATTCAACAAATGTACAATATGTTTGAGCCGAATTCTAGTGCTGAGTCCGAAACAAATACAAATACAACAAATGATGAAAGCAATGAAAGCAATGGGGGGAAAAAACCTTCTTTTAATTTTTTTGACTGGGCAAAAGACCTTGGCGAAGAAGATGAGGATGATGGAAATAAAGGTACAAAGGGATTTTCTTCAGCCAATGCAGAGTCAATTCATGAGCACATTTCAAGCATTCTGAATGGGAAAATTGGAAAACTTGCAAAAGAAATTGCAGAGGAGACTGCAAAAGATGTCGACTTTGACATGGATTTTGACGAGTCTAAAGGTGATGGTGTAAATTTTCAGAATGTATTTCAGAAGATGTTTAAAAATCCTGGAAAGCTCATGGGTCTTGTCAAAAGCGTTGGTTCAAAACTGGACCAGAAATTTAAATCGGGAGAAATAAAAGAAAGCGAATTAATGCAAGAAGCGAGTGACTTGTTAAGTAAAATGAAAAATATGCCGGGAATGAATAACTTGACCGACATGTTGAAGAAAATGGGCATGGGAAATATGGCAGGAAACATGGGAGGAGGAGGAAAAATGAATTTTGGTGCCATGCAAAGCCAGCTGCAAAGAAATGTTAAGATGACAAAGATGAAGGAAAGAATGCAAGAAAAACTTGCACATCAAAAACTTGCACAGCAGCAGCAACTGCAACAACAACTGCAACAACAACAGCAGCAACTGCAACAGCAGCAACCGCAACAAAAAGTACATACAGTATTTAGCACTGGAGAGATTATAGAGCGAACTCCCATCGATACAAATCCGTCGTCATTCGCACATAATCAAAATAAAAAGAAAAATAAAAAGAATAAATCAAAAAAATAAAATAATTAAAAATAAATAAATAGTATAAGTAGATATATAGATACATTTATTCACCATCCATATTATAGACATTATAGTTATATGACAACAACGGCATCAAACACAACATTGACGCAGACGGCTTCCGATGTTTCTTTTTCCAGCAGCGCACCTGCACCACCCGCGTCCACAAATATGAATAATGAACAACCCACCACGGTTGATAATAGTGCTAGTGCTAGCAACAGTAGTAGTGGCAACAATAATTTAGATAAGGACAAGGGTACTAGTACTCAATTTTGGACAAATCAACCTTCTGTTCTATTTGATAAAAATGAAATGTCAGATTTATGGCCAATGCCGCTCATGTCAGTCGAACAAAAGTTGAATGCAATTACAAGACTTGTTTTATTATTAACTATTTTAGGATTTTTGATTACAAAAAATATTAATATTATTTTCACAGGTTTCATTACTTTAGCTATTTTTGTTATGTTGTACAATACGCAATACAAAATAAATACTTCAGCTTCATCTTCAAATAGTTCCGAACAAAAAAAAGAAGGATTTGTGAATTCTCAATTGTATAACGCTTTAAAACCGCATTTAACAGTTCCGACTATTCAAAATCCCATGATGAATGTGCTTCTACCTGAAATTTCGTATAACCCTTCACGCGACGAAGCTGCACCTTCCTACAATTCAGAAGTTGAAAAGGAAATCAATCAGTCAACTGAAGGGTATGTTGTTTTAGATTTTGAACCAAGAAATCTGACAGAAGCTGAGAAACTTAGAAAAAAACTATTTGCAGATTTAGGAGATAAATATGAATTTGATGATTCAATGAGATTATTTTATACAAATCCGAGCACCACGGTTCCAAATGACCAAAAGGGTTTTGCAGAGTTTTGCTTTGGAGATATGATTTCATGCAAACAAGGTAATGAAATGGCTTGTCAACGTTTTAATCCGCGGTTAGGTAGTGTTTTGAATTAAATAAATAATGGTGTATTTTTTTTTTCATTTTTTTATTATGTTTATATATACTATAAAAATGGCAACAGTAAAAGACTATGTTTTTGATAAAATGGCAAGAATCGGAAATGATACATGCGGTTTGAGTCAAAGAAATGTTCAAAATATGAATGCTGGGAATTATATGGTGCAGAATTTTTTTTCATCTGACTGCACAATGGCAAGACCCATAGAATTTGCGACCAGCCAACCGGGTATTTTTTTCGAGGGAGGACATCAAACCGGTGCAGGTGGATGCAATATTGACATTAACTCGCAGCTTTTGAACGGGAGCATGAGCACACATCCGAGGTGTAAAATTTCATTAAACCAGCGACCTTTCGTTACGGTCCCTTATTTAGGTAGAGGTGAATGTAATCCGCTTTTAGAATCCAAATTAATTCAAGGAGATGTTACAATCAATAAAAGAAGTGTTAACTTGTTGTCAGAACAATGCTATTCAAATTATCTCAATTATCCGCTTATTCCATCGATTGCTTCGACAGTGTCAAATCCGTCCAACTTGGTTGAAGGCGTCGCCGCAGACGGATGGGTCCGTGGAGGAATTCCATCTCGCGAAATGTCGCGCGAAAAAGCATATGCTTCCTGCAATTACAGTCAGGCACAAAATTAAATATAATTATGGGTCATGAATAAAATAATGAAAATTTATAAATAAATAGTATAAATAAATAATTATATAAACATTTATTTATTTAAACAGTATAACGTATAACAACATTAGTATGAATAGTTTATTGAAAATTATTAATGGGAGCGAGTAACTCGAAATTTAAAATAAATTACGAAGACATGCAGTTGGCATCTAAATATTCTTACACTTGTAACAGTGACAACAACGGTAACAATCATAGTAGGTATGCAATTATAAACACGCTTGACCCTCTTTACCAAACATGTTTGATTCCAAATACAATTCCGATAGCTGAAGAAGAAGAAGTTATAAATGATATTATAACAAATTCAAAAAAAACAAAAATAATAATTTATGGATTGAATTCAAATGATGAAAAAGTATATTCAAAATATGAACAACTTATTAAACTAGGAGTGAAACATGTCTACATTTACATTGGCGGCATGTTTGAGTGGCTTCTACTTCAAGACGTGTATGGTCGGGAATTATTTCCAACAACCTCGACAGAATTAGATATATTAAAATATAAACCTCGAAAAATTCTGGATATTTTATGCATCAAAATGTAAAAAGGATGTGTGTCCGCATTTTACCAAGCGCATTCGGTCTTCTCGGTCTTCTCGGTCTTCTCTATACGGATGATGCTGCGACTGTTGTTGGTTACCATCAATGTACGTTTTCAAACGATGCATCACTCCAAGTATTTTTGAAGTGCGCAAGCTATTTATAAACTGATAAATGTCTGCACTATAATCATACACATGTGATTCAACATCTGCATTCAGTGTCAGCGTCGGAATTGTTATATTCGACGAAGAAGGAGTGTTCAACCAGTCATCATGATAGCGGTTGCATTTTTCCAAGTACTCATAACTAATGTTGCTTTCCCCAGGTCTGCTTCTTTTTTTAACTCTGTTCATGCAGGTGTTGGTGCTTGCTTTGAAGTAAACAATGCATGATGGCTCGACATCTTTTGCGAATGCGTCAAACCATCTTGTGTAAATGATGTATTCATCATGTTCAATGTCTTTGGAATCATAAAGCATTTTTGCAAACACGTATGCGTCTGTCAAAAGACAGCGCTCGGTAACAATAAGCTTCACTTTCGGAGTTTTCAATGCTTCTCTTATTCTTAGCAGCCTGGTAATGTAAGCCATCATTTGAAATCTGAACGCATACTTCTTGACATTGACATACAAATTGGTCAAAATGGGAACGCCATTTTCATCTTTCACTTCTTCCCAGTCGCATGTTGGTTCATCAACAAATATTACAGAATCTTCTGACATTTTTTTCTTTCTCATCAACAACGTTACGTATTCTTTCAATTTTTCCTTACCTGTTGTTTTTCCCGAACCAATGTTTCCTTCTATTGATACTATCAAAGATGATGACGTCGACGATGATTTTGATATGCCGTTACCCATTTTACTCGACTCTTGTTGTATCGACTTTTGTTGTATCAACTCTTGTTTCGACTCTTGTTTGACTTTACTATACTTATTAAAATTATTCAATTTTTATTTATATACAAAATATAAGTCAGCATTAAATAAAAATTGATTATAATACTTGATTATAAAATTGTTTATAAAAGTTACATAAACATATAAAGTTAGTTACATTAGTCAATCACAACAGCAGGAGAGATAAAAAGCAAATAATTAATGACAAAAATACAAAAACAAGAACAACAAAATAATAATGTAATAAAAAAACATGATGAAATAAAAAAATCAAAATCAACCCAAACTGTATTATCATTATCAGATATCAATCATATCATGAGTGTGTCAAAGTACTTGCAATCATTTTCGAATTCTGTGGTTGACGATGACAATGGCGTTCATGACGTTCATCACGATGACGACGACGACAACGCGTATGACCACGAAACAGATGATGATGAGGTTGAAACAAAGGAATCAGCACCGGTGTTATCAGATGACGACGTTGGAATGTTACACGAAGAGGCATTATTTATCATTGACGAATTTATTCATTCAAATCCTCTTTTATTCAGCAGTCCTGATTTTGAAAACATGGTATACGACCATGTGCAATCCATGTTGCACTATTATATTAAAAATTCAATGGCAACTTGTGAAGAAGAAGATGATGCTTATGTTTATGACAACTACGACAATGAGAACGGCGGCGAATACAGTGACTCCGGCGAAGATGAATCCACTATATGTATGCAAATCGACGAAATCGTGAATGTTGCAATACACGACTATTTCAAATTTATTCGTCCTCATCGTTCATACAAGTTTTCATTCATTAGAAAGTCTCCAAACATTGAAAAAATGAAAAAGAAAATAGAATTTTTGAATTTGCTTTATCAACCAGAACAAAAGACAGATGAATGGTATAACCACCGACATGGACTTATTACCGCAAGTTCGGTGTGGAAAGTGTTTGGTTCACAGTCAATACAGAACCAGTTAATATATGAGAAATGCATGCCATTTGATCCAACAAAATATAGCCGTGTAAATTCAGAGTCATCTTTACATTGGGGCCAAAAATATGAAGTGCTTTCAAAAAAATTGTATGAAGAAATCAATGGCACAAAAGTTCAAGAATTTGGTTGCATTCGACATCCAAACCCGCAGTATTATTTCATTGGGGCTTCGCCAGATGGAATAAATGTGTGTCCGTTATCACAGCTCTACGGTCGCATGCTTGAAATAAAAAATGTTGTGTCCAGAGAGATTACGGGCACTCCAAAGGAAGACTACTGGATTCAAATGCAAATTCAAATGGAGGTCTGTAACTTACCTGAATGCGATTTTGAAGAAACAAAATTTACCGAATATGAAGATGAAGATGCATTCAATGCAGAGTCAACCGAAGCAAATGACTCTTCTAAATGGAATTATACTACAAGTGGAAAAAGACGAGGAGTTATCGTATACTTTTCAAAAGATGAGAAACCGTTTTACCAGTACGCTCCGTTGACGATTACGACCAAGGCGGAGTTTGATGCGTGGTTTGAAGAAACCATCAATACGTACGAAACTCTTACATGGGTAAAAAATATTTACTGGAGACTGGACGTTTATAGCTGTGTCCTTGTTTTGCGAAATAAGGAGTGGTTCAAAAATGCAATCGTAAAAATAGAAGAGTTATGGAAGACAATTGAAACCGAAAAACAAACCGGATTTGAGCACAGAGCCCCGAAGAGAAATGCGAATGCGAATGCAAAGAAGGAGAAGGAATACAATTCTGAAAACGGGGTTATGGGAACAATAGAGAAAGTGTGTCACCTTCATTTAAATATTTGATAATAAAAACAGAAAAATTTACTTGAAACATTTCACAATCTATAGGGTTCAACAATTGTTTCCGTAAATATCTGACGGTGCATCGGCATCAAACGCGTAAACATTGACGCGCGTATCTTTTGATGAAAAGGGAATCATTGGAGGAAAATGTGGAATGGTTAAATTTTTATTTTCGTATAATGTTCCGCACATGTTTGCAGGGCTGCATGTACCGTTGTTCGGTGTTGCCCAGTAACGAACGTTATTCGTTCTTTGAAGATAACTATTTGGGAAAATAGGATAATATGCCGACATGGACCTACTATCTAAATCCGATAATCCTGGTTCTTTTTGAAGAGGATAGTCTCCTTGTAACAATGGTTTCGTTACGCTCACTGGAAATTCTCCCGGTTGAAGAAGATGCGAAACAAAGTTCTCTCGAGCCGGTGTAAAAAAGAAGGAGCCAATCAAAGCCAGTAATAATGCTAAAATTAAAAATAAAATGTTGTTTGTTTGATTTGTCATACCTGATATAGTTAATGAGATATCGTTATAAGTATTATAATATAAATATATAATATATTATAATATTCATTTTTTTGAATGAAATAACCAAGTAACAAAATAATTATTTTTCACTTTAAATTTATTTAAAATGATTTATTTTGGCACAATATCTGCTCTTTGTTTGATGCACTTGTTGTCTACATGAAATGATGGAACATCTTTTGTTTGCGGAACAATTGATAAAATGCACTTTGCTTTATGTCCGTAAAGCGGTTCGGTGCATCCTTTTTCTTTTTTTTTTGCAAAGTTGAATATTTTTGGAGGAGGGTCATTCTTTGTGCATCTTGACCTAAAATGTTCATATCTCTCCCGCACATCACAATAGGTTAACCCTGATTTTTTATCTAGTCGCTTATTCACAATCTCATGAAGACGATATATGTATTTAGAAAATGTTTCTCTAGATTTCAAATGACACTCACGAATCGGGTTTGCTTTCAAATTATTTGTTAAATTAATCCGACAGTATTTACACGGCAATACGTACCGCAAACTGTAGATAAAATCAGAGTAATGTTTTTTATCTTCTGCTGTTGGGTTTACTGGGTAATTAAAACTCATTGTGTGTAAAAAATGCCACATAGGAGGGCCCCAGACCGATGTAAGCATTCCATCTCCGCTATTATAATCTTTTTTTGAAAATACATATCTAGATTGTGTTGATGACCCTGAAGATTTTTTTTTCGTTTTATTTTTATTTTTATTTTTATAGAGTTTACCTGTCTTATTTTTCATTTTTTCATATGTTGTTGTCATAATAATACGAATGCACAGTGTTATATTCACACAATATTAATTTTTTTTCATTAAAAATAATTAATATTCGTATGTAAAAAAAAAAATTTATATATTATATAATTATAAACATATATAGCAAATATCAGAACATACCATAAAAATGTCAGTTTCAGCAAAATCTGTAAAAACAGCATTAGAAACAATATATTCTAAACGATACATGATAGTAATGTTACTAGTCGCGTGTTTATTTATTTGGATTGGCGTATATGTTTATAAAACATATGTAAGTTCATATTTGGGCTCTTCATTGGAAGGTTATGCATCTGGAATGGGAGATAATGCTCCATCTACTGAAAATGATAAAACTGCCACACTTTACATGTTTGGAACAAGTTGGTGTCCGCATTGTAAAACAGCTAAACCCATTTGGGAAGAGTTTGTAAAAAATAACCAAAATTCAAAGTTTGGCAATTATAACGTAGTATTCAAAAGTGTTGACTGTGATGATGAAAATGAAGGAAAAAAACTTGCAAGTGATTATAATATAAAAGGATATCCCACTTTTAAATTAGAACGAGGACCAGGAGACATTGTCGAATTTGAAGCAAAACCAACATCTGACAATTTTACCAACCTTCTTCAAACGTCGCTTACTTGAAGGGAGGGGAGGAGGGAGCGGGAGTTAAAGAGGGGCGTTAGCTGCCCGTTTAGTAATAATAATTTTCTTCTTCACAGGTTCTGCACCCTTGGGAACGAGCTCGCCGATCACTGATACTTGTTTATCATTTAATTCAAAACGCTGACCTATTACGCGGATGCAAATAAAGTCTTTTTCATTTACCGAATTGAATTGTGAGTTAGATGAATGATGGTCGCGCGATACATATATAATTACGGGCGACTTTTTCTCGTCTAAACTTGTAAAAGCTCGTATACCTGCCTGTGTGATATTTTTCGCATAACAGCAGATTCGCATACCTTCAACCGGACAACAAATGCTACACTCATAAACAACCTCAAATTCAATATATTTACTTGAAAGTGTTCCGCTTGAGAACTTTATGATGCGAACAGATTCCGGCTTTACATATCCTTCAACAATGCACCTACCTTCCACTTTATTAGAAATTGTATTTTTTATAGTCGTTTCCACATTTGAACCAACAAGAATGAACGGAATCACAACCTTTGTTGTCAATATTGTTTTTGAATACAAGTCAGGTTCTTCTGGTGTTTTTTTTTGTATACTTGACGATGACGACGACGACATTATACAGTATATATAATATACTCTATTATATATTCTTTATATTCTCTATATTTTTCAATTTTTTTATTTATTAATTTTTTTTTAATAAACAAAAAATAAAATTACAAAATTACAAAATTACAAAATCATAAAATTACAAAATCATAAAAAAATCAATTCAGTTTTTTGACAACTAAATAGAGTATATTGCTTCAACCATATGAAGATTCCATCTTTTATTATTTAATTTAATGTGATTATAAAATTGGAGAATAATTTCTTGTAATATACAATATGTGATTTGTGTGAGATTTTGAGGTATATCGATAGAGTGTTCAAATTTATATTGTTCCAAAATGTCTTGTAGCGTGCGTTTTTTTGTTGGAGATGTACTACACACACTTCCGCGATTTTGACTTTCTTTCACTTTAAATGCAACACCATCTTTTATAAACTGCGTAAATCCCAAAAACTGCGCAAAATTTGTTTTATCAATTTTGAATTTACTGGTTAACTGATTACGCTCATCGCTCGTCAATTCACTTTGATTAAAAAGACTCCACTCATCTGTTTCATTTTTTTTATAAAATATTGAAATATCCTTTGACACAGTAGCAGGTGCATCTTTTAAAGGAACAAACATGTATGCACCAGACTCACCTTGCATTTTTGTAACAAACCTGTTGAAATACTTCAGTATGTTTTTAGCGCATGTCGGAGCAAATGTATCTGCCACATATTTTGCCTCTTCATATGCTATCTTCGTTTTCGAACTGGCTTCATCTTTTATTTTTTTTGAAATATTCTCTATCTCATTTAAATGAATGATCAACGTATTCATTTCATTGAATGTCAAACGGTCCATTACATGAATAAAAACGTACCAGTACACTTCATCTAGCTGTATGACTCTTTCGATTACATTTATCATTTCGCTGCAATAAATATACCATATTCTATCTCTCGATATCATTGGTATTGCGCCTGAAATTAATTTCAATACTGGATCTTGTGCATCCGCTATATCATTTTTTATTTTTTTACTCAGCACTGTATTTATAGCTAAATTATATGTGTATGAAACATTTGAAATAATATTTTTTACATATTCATACTCCTTGATTTTTTTTACTTCTTTACTCCCAGTGTCGCTTTCTCTCTCGCCATCCCCATCCCGTAATGCACCAACGTTTTCAACTTTTACATTAACTTTATCGCGTTTGAAAGGGATGGGCGTGCTTCGTTCAAATACACTAATGGTTTTATCATTCAATTCAACGGGTTGAAAAAGATAATAATCTCCAATATTTATCAAATTTCCGTATTTTCCATAACAATCCGAAATATACTCGTTTTTATCACTTATCATCTGTGTGAGTGCAAAATTAATTTGTAACTCCGAATACGTTTTGACACGATTTATAAAGTGAATTAAATCTATTTTTGTGTAAAAGTGTCTCTCTTTGAACGCAGATTTTATGATTCTAATAATATTTTCAACATTCATCAAAATAAATGTTTCATTAAATGTCCCCATATTGACATCTTGCTCTTTCAAATTGGCGTTTGGAGTGCATGTATACTGACAACTTTTCATATAGTCGCATGTTGATGTAAATGGCTTGTCGCCTATTCTATAATTAAGTTTTTTTCCAGTTGATAGTGTTAACTCAACTTCGGTGTCAATATTTTTCTCTGTAAAATTACTCTGATTTATATTTAAGATGCAGTCGACGGAAGATTCTTTTAAAATTCTGCTAACAATTCCCATTTTAACTGCTTTTGTTTCAGAAAAGCGATACATTGCTAAATCTGCTGATTCTTTTCCGCTTTTCAAAATAGTTGCATGTAAAAAAATTTGAACATTTCTTTTATCAAAAGGTAAATTTTTATGGCTACATGTTCTAACTCCGCGACCTATAATTTGTTCAACTGCGCTCATGTTGTACCAGGGGTCCATGACATGTATTTGGCGAATATTTTTCAAGTCAACTCCTTCTGACCCTGACTTTGAAATAATAACAACTTTACACATCGAACCGTCGAGATTTTTATCGGAACGAAGTGCGTTGATTTCTGCGTCATTATTCGGTGAAATGTATTGATTACCGGTAATTAAAGCATACTTTAGTCCATTTGATTTTATTGAAACGCTATTTGAAAAAAATGATTTTGATGACACATTTTCATTTTTGTATCTTGTAAATCCCAATTCTTCCAACGCAAGCGCCATTGGAATTATTCCACTCTCAATGAAATAAGTGTATATCAGCACAATCCCTTCACAAAAGGTACTTTTAGACGGTACTTTTTTATTATAAGTTGAAACAATATTATCACATATGGATTTTATTTTTGAACTGTATTCTCCAATTTGCTCTGGTGAAAATATTCGATTTTTCGAATTTTTATATACATACTGACCTTTTTCTTTTTTCATTACATTCAATAATCCTTTCTCTCCATACGTGTATTCAAACTCTTCTTCTTCGTCGTCGTTCTTGAATGGGTATGTCATATTCAAAATTTGTCGAAATGATATCAAGTCATTGATTGTGTATCCTGAAAGCGCACTGTTATCACCAATATCGCCAATCTCATTGTACTCTTCCATAATGTCACTTTTCGGGTCAACATCTCCGATATTTACTCTCCTTTCTTCGTGTTCCTCCATTTTTTTCAATTTTCTCTCGTATATCTCATTTTGATGTTTTCCAATATGGGTAACATACACATCTACATGTTCTAATCCAGGAACCGTTGTTTTGTCGTCAAACGTAAACTTGGGATAAGAAATGCTTCCTCTTATTTTTTTTTCTCCATTATAAACCTCTTGCTGTTTCAATGCATTTTCTTTAGAAAATTGCGATGGAAATATTCGATATGGAAATGTATACGGATTTTCACCGCGCACATATGATATATATCCAATAGATGCCTCTTTTAATTTTTCTTTGCCAACCTCTTTTCCTTGAACAACCAATAGATTATTATTAGAATCAAACAAGTCGCTTGAATGGATGCGAGGGCGTCTGTCATTTACTCTCATTAAATTCAAAAGCCATACAATTTCTTTTGGATCATTGAACATTGGCGTTGCCGATAAAAATAATAATCGCAAATTTTCTGCATATTTTACAAGGTTCATCAAATAAGCTGCATCTTTATTGTTAGATTTCAAATTATGAACTTCATCAATAATTATTAATCTATTATTAAAAAATTTTCTCATTTTTTTTATTCCTTCACGACTTATTTTGATTTTTATTTCCGCTTCTTCTTCCGCTTCTTCTTCCTCTTCTTCCTCTTCTTCCTCTTCTTCCTCTTCCGCTTCCTCTTCCGCTTCCTCTTCCGCTTCCTCTTCCTCTTCCGCTTCCTCTTCTTCCGCTTCCTCTTCTTCCGCTTCCTCTTCTTCCGCTTCCTCTTCTTCCGCTTCCTCTTCCTCTTCTTCAGCCTCTTCCTCCTCTTCCTCCTCTTCCTCCTCTTCTTCAGCATTTTTTTTACCCTTTTCGTCCTCTTTATTCACAATTTTAGATTTTTGTATAATTCCTTCACCACTAATCAAAGTTCTTATAATAGATGAAAATTTTTGATATCCAAAAAACATGTATGATTTTTTTATTATTTTACCAATTTGTTTTTTTATTTTTAATTTAATCTTTTCTTCCTCTAATGCATTCCCAATTTCTTCTTGATCAATTTCAAACAAATGTAAATTTATCTCTTTCAAATACTTACTGCCAGTGCATCCGTTTATTGTCCATTTTCCTGATTCATTTCTGTGTAATTTATTAATATCGAATAATTCCTTTTTGAAATTATTTTTCACATTGATATTTGAAACAACGATTATTTCTTCTTTTATTCCCATTTGATTCAAATATTCTCTCATATTTTCAGATACTCCGATGGCAGAACACGTTTTTCCGGAACCTAGACCATGATACAAGAGCAAGCTATTGTATGGCGTTTGAAATGACATGAAATTTTTTACAAAGTATTGGTGTGGTTGCAATTCGTATGTTGCATTGCACATTTTATCAGCATGTTCTTCCAGTTCTTTATTTCTGTAAATTTTTTCATTATTCATTGTATCATAAAATTCTTTTTTTTCTGATATTTTTATGTTGAAGTTTTCATCATTTAAATCGGGATAAAGAAAATCATTACTAGAAGAAACACTTACACCTGAAATTTCATTTTTGCGTGGAATTATTTTTATTTTTTTTTTTGCTTGCACTTCTTCTACAACTTCCACTTCCTCCTCCTCTTGCTCTTCACCAATGACCCTTTTCGCCTTTTTCGGTTTTATTTTAATTTTCATAATTTTCTTTTTCTTTGAAGCACATCGATTTTTTTCAGTTTTATAACATGCTTCATCATGCGACGTGGCATTTACATCAGGATTATAAATACACCTTTCGGTTTCTTCATTGTACTTGCAAAATAATTCCCCGGTTTCTCCGGTTTCCCCGGTTTCTCCTGGTGCTGCTGCTACTGCTGCTACTGGTGCTACTGGTTCTGCTGTTGCCACCTCTTTTACCTCTTTTACCTTTTTCGCCTTTTTCGGTTTTATTTTAATTTTCATCATTTTCTTTTTCTTTGAAGCACATCGATTTTTTTCAGTTTTATAACATGCTTCGTCATGCGATGTGGCATTTACATCAGGATTGTAAATACACCTTTCGGTTTCTTCATTGTACTTGCAAAATAATTCCCCGGTTTCTTCTGGTGCTGCTGCTACTGGTGCTGCTAGTTCTGCTGTTGCTGCCTCTTTTACCTTTTTCGCCTTTTTCGCCTTTTTCGCCTTTTTCGATTTTATTTTAATTTTCATCATTTTCTTTTTCTTTGAAGCACATCGATTTTTTTCAGTTTTATAACATGCTTCGTCATGCGACGTGGCATTTACATCAGGATTGTAAATACACCTTTCGGTTTCTTCATTGTATTTACAAAATGTTTCCCCGCTTGCTGCTGTTGCTGCTGCTGCTTCACTTTCCATAAATGTGTATAATTATACAAAATTAAATAACTTGAAAATGATAATCTATAATATAAACAAATAATATATTATAGATTTATACTCATTTTTTTCAACAATAAATACAACATTTAATCATTCAAATCATACCGCATGTATCATAAATTTATTCAAAGTATTGTTAACACTTGTAATTATATTTTTTTTTTCAACATTATATGGTCGGATTATTTTCATGCATTCTTCATATGATAACCACTTCATATTTTTTACTTCTGACTTTTGATAATCATTTTTTTGTAAAGTCTCTCTGCTCATGTATGATAAATAATATTTATTTTTATATGACTTAATGTTTGACCCGATAAATATTTCTTCAAATGGAACCACATTATTTATCTGTTTCAAACAATATTTGTCATATCCTGTTTCTTCTTCAAACTCTCTAAATCCACAGTCTAAATCTTTTTCTTGATGATTCCTCCGTCCTTTCGGAAATCCCCACTCTGCCGTTTCCCAATTTGTTGTTGACGACGAAACAATGCTTTCTAAATTATATTTTACACCCGACGACATTTCAACACCATTTTTTAACTGTAAAAATTTACTCTTCGAAACCTGCTCTTCTCCTCTGTATTGTATTCCAGAGTACTCACCCCATAGTGACGACCACAATTCATCAAACGATTTTGTTAATATGTCATTTTTTTCATATATTGTCATTTCATCAATAATATTTTTGATATACTGGTAATTATAAAGTGAATATTTTCCGCGAATAAATTCTACATAACCAAAACTATCAGTCCTTTGAATCATCAAATACTCATACTTATTATCATATTCTTCACACTCTTTTTCACTCATTTCTTCCTCCATTTTTTGATACTCGCTCGTTTTTCGAAACGCAATGACACCTATACTCGTAATGGGAACACTACAATTTGAATACATGTGACCAATTTTACCACAGTTGTTACAATAATTTCCATTTCCGTGACCGCTGTTGTTACCATCGTTATGAACAAACTTTTGCATGTTTACCTAATTTTATTTTAGTTTTTACTTTGTTAAATATTATTTTATAACGGATAATAAGTTATATGTAAAAGATAAAATCTTTTTATATTGTTTGAATACAAACACAAATCAACCAACCAACCAACCAACCAACCATTACCAAATATGAAAACCACAGCCACACCAACAGCCACAACCACCACTTTAGACCCTAACGTATGGGGTCCGCACTACTGGTTTGTGTTACTCACAATCGCAACATCCTATCCTAAAAATCCCAACGATGTTACAAAAAAAAAGTACTATGAATTTATTCAAAACTTACCATTGTTTATGCCATCCAGTGCAATCGGCAATAGTTTTAGTAAACTATTAGACACATTTCCAGTTACTCCATATCTCGACAGCAGAGATTCGTTCATTAAGTGGGTTCATTTTATACACAATCGAATCAATGTTTTGTTGAATAAAGAAGAAATATCCCTTCATGATGCTTTAGAAATTTATTACAATAACTATAAACCTAAACACGTTGTCGCGAGAGAAAGATACAAACATTGGCAAAAAATTGTATTTATCATTATTGTAATGTTATTTTTGGGATTTATTAAATACAATATGAGTAAATCAAATTAATTTTTACAATGGCTCAGATATTTTATAATCCAAGGAGATAATTTGTCCCGATAGGTAGGTTGGTCGACCATTTGAGCCTCCAACTGTCCATGTTTCAAAAGGTAATTCTTGATATCTTCAGAAATTTGGTTGTTCATGTTTTTTATATAAATTATATATTATATATATCTTGAAGTTCAATTTTTATATATTATTATTTTAATATAGGCAAACCAAATATTAAATTCACCAAAACAATAAATAAAAATTAAATGTCAATAACGAAAAAAAGAAAAATGTATATGACCGGAGGAATTCCAATATATCCAGGAGGATTTAGTTGCGTATTTAAACCACAGTTGAAATGTAAATCGAAAAATAAAAATAAAACACGAAGGAATTCAAGTCAATTCAATAAGAGGTCGGGTATATCAAAATTATTATTCAAAGAACATGCAAAGTTAGAGATGGATAATATTCATTTGTTTTATAATGCTTTAAAGCGTATTCCAAAGTCTCACAAGTATTTCCTTTTGACGAAATCAAAGATTTGTTCGCCTGCAAAAATACCAAAGCGCGACCTGAAAGGGTTTGACAGCATGTGTTCAAATTTCACAAATAATGATGTATATGAGTCAAATATAAATGCAAATATTGAAAATTTGCGATTGATAAATATGCCGAACGCCGGAGTCTCGATTAATGAGTGGCTATCAAACGCAGAGCTAACCAATGCGCGAATCATTCTTTTTAACAAGATGATGTCAGAACTCATTACAAATGCCATTGTCCCAATGAACAGAGTAGGCGTAATTCACAATGACATCAAGGAAGATAACATTTTAATAAGTTCATCAAAAACAAACCCAAGACCAACCATTATTGACTGGGGAATATCAGGTATATCAACATCACATAATCCTATCCCAGAAATTATTATAAATAGGTATATTTCTGTATCGAATCCATTTAGCAGCATCATTTTTACATCAGATTTTATGATAAGTTATAGTGGGTTTTTAAAAATGCATAATAATCCATCATCTCCTTCATTTCGCGAAGAACTCTCCTCGTTTGCACTTTCACAGTACTTGAAATTTAAAGATATTGGACACTACTCGCATATTGAACGATTTTTTATTGCCGCGTTCACCTATAAAGAACATTACATGACCCATTCCCATCAAGATGAACAATATTACAAATCCGAATTCGAATCCGATGATTTTCACAGTAAAGTTATTGAGAAAACATACCACAGGTATGCATCCGCATACATTACTGACGTGTTGATTCATTTTACCGACTTTGACACAGCATCAGGAGACGGAATCCCCAAATTTCAATATGCTAAATATTTTACTGAAGTATACATATTCAATTGCGACATATGGGGAGTTATGTGTTGCTACAATATATTTTTTTCAGTTGTAAAAGAGTCTAGAATCATTCAACACGTCAACACGACAAAGTATTTCAATTTCCTGGCGCGACTTTTATCGATATTTACCAATCAAATCATGGTCAATGGTCATGAAAAAATTAATGTTAAAAAATTAACTAACTCGATTACGAATTCATTTCATTAATTTTTCATTGATTTCATTAGAATGAATGAGTGAGGGAGGAGTTTACACAAATTGTGCATAATACGATGAGGTGATTATAGAACTTTTGTGGTGAGGCATGCCGTCATCATTATCATCATAGAGTGATGGTTCCACATAAGGAGCGCAAGATGATTTTTTCGCAACAACAATATTAACCGCATTGTTTATAATGTCATTTACAATTGCATCCACAGTTGCATGTATGTTATGAGCATCAGGAAGAGCATCAGGAAGAGCATCAGGAAGAGCATCAGGAAGAGCATCAGGAAGAGCATCAGGAAGAGCATCAGGAGCATCAATAGCAAAAACAGGATTTGGTGCCACTTTTTTTCGCATTTTAATTATAACATAATCATCTTCATCAAATTCATATTTTTTTTTATTTACATTTGCACTTGCATTCACTATTTCATTCATTTTTGTTTTTTGAACCAAAACTTTATCTTCTAAATATTCTTTTATTTCAGATGAATAATTCGCAGTATAATTCAACAAACTACTCACAACATTTACAACATGATAAACTCCTGTAATCAAATAATACTGAGTATAAAATAAATATTTATTTTCTTGAACATCTTTTTCTTCTTTATGAACTTCTTCTTCTTCTTTATGAACTTCTTCTTCCATTATTATTTGTATTTGTATATTATAATAAAAAAAAACCTTTATTATAATTTCAACTTTATATTTCTCTTCATGAAAAATAAGTATTGAAAAAAATATAAATTGAAAAAAAAATATATATTTTTATTTTTTGTAGTTTACAAGATTTTCAGAGATTATGGATACTGCTGCTAGTCAGCAGCACATGACAACAGTAACAGCAGCAGCAGCAGCAGCATGCGGCGGAGGACAAGGACGAAAGGGAAAAGAAAAAGGACAAGGGCATGAAGCTTGCAAAAAACAGCTTATGCTTCTTCAAAAACAAATGAATGATGCGCTCAGCAACAAACGCAGCGATGAAATGCGCAAAATTGTTGATGACAACTCTACATTGATTGCAACCACACGAGAAAAGGGCATTATCACCATGACGTTGCGATTTGCAATTCAAGAAAGCGACAATGCATTGATTGAATCATTGTTTGGTCGCCTATCGATGAAGCGTGACTATTTTGAGTTGATGGTTTACAAAGGTGACCCAGCGTACAGCGCTCATTTATTTGAAACATATGTCGATTTCGCATTGTTGGAACAAAAAGACATTCGATTCATGATTGAAAACGGCTTGACCCAGTTGCTTCGTCACTTGGACGGCAAATTTCTGCATGATGCAGGTGGAACCAAATCTGAATTTGAGAAGTCTTCAACTCTGCGTCGCTACTCGCTTCAAAATTGCGGTCACTACATCGAAAAAATCATGAAAGTCATCGAGAATAACGTGACGAAAGCCATTGCGGAAGATGAAAAGAAAAAAAAGAAAAGTCACCTTCCTCACGACATTTTGAAAACCCTGCAAAAAACTTTCGCCGCTTACGATATTATAGTTGACGGTGGAAGCGTTTTACACTCGCGAAATGGTCAGCCCAATCCAAATGATTTGCGCAAAATGATTGACTTGTTGAAAACGCGCGGGCATTCGCCGCTTGTTGTCATTCACGCATCGCACACCAACGTCAAACTGAACCCGACATATGCCCCAGATGTGAACAAAATTCTTGAAAAACAAGATGGTATCACTTTCATTACAACTCCGTCGGGTTTAAAGTTGAACGATGACCTGTTCATTCTGCTGGCATACTTGACTCGTACAGACCGCGGACTTCCATGCAGCATTATCACGCGTGACACATACACTGACCACATGGACACTTTCAAAAACACGCAAAAGAATGTGTCGGATGACTTTGGCAAGTATTTGGCAACTGACTTGATTTCATACACGAATGATGCATTCGGCCAAATGCACGTGCCTCCCACCCAAACAAAACCATACTCCAACTGCATTCAAATCGTCGAGCCGTATGCATACATTCCGCTACTGCCCACAACGCCAAGTATGCCACCCCCCGAATTTAGTCAAATACTTTTGTAGATTTCATATTGATTGAGGGAGTGGAGGAACCCTCGGGTGCAAATTGTGTGCGCCCTAATTTTTTTTTCTTAAACATTATATATACAAACAATAATAATGCCGGCTGCTAAATCAAAATGTGTAAAACAGACCCAGAAAAAATATACGACAAGGTCGTCCCCTCCTTTTCCTGCCAACGAATGTAAAAACCAAACAAAAAAAGGTAATAATGGAAAGTTCTTTAAATCAGTCGAAGATAAAAATGGCGTTTACAAGTGGATTGCATTAAAAATTACAAACAAGACTAGACGTAATTAACTTGAAATAAATTATATATATTTATTTTTTTAATATTTATTTTATCTCTCTTCTCTCTTGAACCCTGAATACAAGTTTTTTTCCAAAAGTAACATGGATGTATGAATTGCTCGGTTTAGGATTGTATGGATTTACGATGGCTCATTTTAGAGAGAAGAGAGATAATTCAAAAATCAAAAAAAAAAATAAACAAAAAAAAAATAAAAAAATAAAAATAAAAAAATAAAAATAAACAAAAAAAATAAAAAAATAAAAATAAACAAAAAAAATAAAAAAATAAAATAAAATTTACAATATTTTAATTTATACAAAAATATAAATTATAATAAAAAATTATTATAAAAGTTTAATTATACAATACGCACACAAGTATGAAATTCAAATTTGAGTTCATTATTTTTATTATTACCGCCGCATTAATTTTAAATACTTATTATGATGGAAAATATTTTAAAATGGTTGAAACGGCAAACGCACGAAAGTATATTAAAATGGCAACATTTGGATTTTTTGGATTATCCATGTATTTATTTTTAAAAAAGAACCCGGCAAATTCTCAGACAATAATGCATCATGCAAATGAATTGATTAAATATATGCCGATTAGTCGAGAATCAGCGGACATGTTGACACCATTTTTCGATATGACAAATAAACGCGCATTTTTCAAAGGAGCAGCGGGTGATAACGACGACGAAGCAGAAGACTGGTCCAGTTCTACATCTAGGCGACAACAATACAATATAAATAAAATGATGAGCTCGGGAGGAAATTCAGGGACCGGCGGTGGCGGCGGTGGCGGCGGAATAAAAGCCACAAAACGAAGTGTGAGCGAATCGAAAAAGAAATTCGTGGCAGCCCAACAATCGTGGAGATGCGGCGACTGCAAACGACAACTACCTAGTTGGTTTGAAGTGGACCATAAAATTCGCCTCGAACACGGTGGTTCTAATGCAGTGGATAATTTAGTGGCATTGTGTCGAGACTGTCACGGAAAAAAAACAGCATTTGAGAATTTTTAATACTACCGGTGGTTATTATGTGGTTGTGGTTATTAAAATATAATAATTTATATATATAAATAAATATATTTCGTTTTAACAAAAATATTTTAAATGAACTCAATGAATCCTGGTGAATCTACAATGTCTACTATAACTATATTATCTTTAGTTGTAGTCGGATGTATTATTATAAATGTTTTTTTATACCTTTCTCAAGATATATGGATAGGTGGTCTATTTACTGCCCTATTAGTTGTTGCAATCGGACTGACATATCGTTACAATGAGGTTTTTAACTTGAACATAACAAATTACAGTATTTCCACACTATTACAAACGTATTTTGTTCCAATTCTAACATATATTACGTGGGTTGGTGTATTTTACTGGTTGATAAAAGCAATTTATGATATTGAAGAAAATCCAGACAAAAGCAAATTTTCATTAATTTCTGCAGCAGCTTTAACTATACTTCTTCCCATTTTAGTGGGAATTTTTACAGCCTACCGTGACCAATCCACTGGTAAAAAAATATTGTATGGACTATTTGCCACATTTGTTTTATTCATTGGAATATATAGTTACTATATTTATACTTTAAGCAACGGTTGTAACAATCGCATTGATAATACAATCTGTTGGACATATGCCGCACATATCACATTTGCATGTTTTATTTCATTAACAGCATTTTTTATTTGGTTGTCAACAAAGAATGTATCAAAATATTTTCAACTACTACCGAGTTCTTTATTGATTGACCCAAAGTTGCCACTCAGTATATTTTCCGTGGTTATTTATTTACTGTGTTGGATATCATGGGTGATTGTATTTTTTCGTCATTCAAAAATATCAGATTTTTTTCAGGATGAGAAGGATGACGTTGTGAATAGAATATTTACATTAATTGGATTATTGACGTTGATATTGTTATTTATAAAACAAAATGAAACTGGAACAGAATTAATAAATATAATAGTGGAATTTATTAGACTACCGGTGTCTACCATCTTACTGCATGTATCTATCTTAACAATATTTATAATTTCCTTGTACTCTTCAGTAACATATATAACACAACAACAAAAAAATAATATTCATAGTACTGAAGTTAATAACATAATTTATGTTTTATTTGGAATTTTATGTCTTTTTTTTGTTAGCTATTTAGATGTATTATTTCAATTTATAAGAAAAAAATATGGTTGGAAATGGGTTATTATATTTTATTTAATATTATTTGGTATTATATTTGACGCATATTCTTATTGAATGAATAGACAATGTTTCAAATATTAATTTTATTCATTTATTTTATATAGTATATTATAAAGATATTATATAAAACATCAAACCAAACACATAATTCAAACACACATAATCTAAAACAAAAGTAAAATAAAATGGTACTTTCTACAACTGTCTACTATATTATGTATTTAATAATAATTTTAATAATAGCCGGATTATTATATGGTTATATTCATAACATCATTCATGACTGGACATTTCTAGTAGCAATAATTATAACATTTATAATTACAGGATTTTTCAAGTATATCGGAATACCAAACATTTATGTAGTCATCATTTTTTTATTATTATTAGCTTGTTCACTATTTTTCTTGAATAAACTTGCAGCAATTATTATGTGTTCGATTCTTGGAATACTAATGCTTCACTTGCTGTATAAAGTGGTTGTAAAAGGTGTAAACGTGACTCAGGAGGTCAATAATTTTTTTAATGACATGTCAGTATCATCAATGTCAGGTATATGGGAGTCAATCAAAAAAATTGCCAACTTCATATGCGGCTACAACATCAAAGGATTCTTAACACAAATTGTAAAAAATTCAATGTTAATCATTTTTTTCATGTATTTAGCCCTAGTTGTATATATTTATAAAAAACAACCGTTTCAAATCGTATCTGACAACAAATCTATTTTCTTATTCATCTTTTTATTCATCGGGTTTGCACTTTTGTCATTGCTTGCAATGGGATTTGAAGCATTTGTGCCCTTTATAACATCATTCTTAAAATACACAGTGTTGATCGGAATCGTCCTAGGAATCATTCTTGCAATTTTACACGTTTACAATAATGTTCCCGTGATTGCAAATACGGTTCTTTTTGTCATAAACATTGCAATACTTATTGGCATTTTTACCATGATTGTCAAATTCATTGGCGCAGAAGCACCAGGTTATATTTCTGGACCACCTACATGGTCAAGCTTACTTTTTAAAATGCTTATTTACTTACCTTGTTTGTGTTTGAATTTCGTTGATTCAATTAAAACAGAGTTGAAACTAGCACAGACGACAGGCTGGACCTATGTTATTATTCTTATTATTGAAATCATACTAATTGCGTTATTATTTATTCTTCCAAAAGCTTTTGATGCTGTTATTAATCATAACGGCGAAGTTATAGTGGACAGTGTACTGCCTCTTAATGTGTCAAATACATTACAAGCAAGTAGTTCAGATTCAAACAACAACAGTACATCCGCTCTGACGCCATCTCTTGTAGATAGTGTAATCAACAACGAGCCGATTTATAATTATGGACTGTCTGCATGGTTTTATATTCACCCTCAACCTCTCAATACAAATTCAAGTTATACTAAAAGTACTGTTGGTGTAAGTATACTGAACTTTTCAGGAAGTCCGACCATAAGTTACAACCCAGTTGATGCAAGTGGCAATGCAATAAATGCAATCGTGGTTAGCGTTACAGGTAGTACTCCTATAACGACCATTCCGTCAATTCCTTTGCAAAGATGGAATCACTTATTTATAAATTTTAATAATGGCATTATGGACGTATTTTTAAACAATAAATTAGAAAAAACAACATCAAATATTTTTCCAAATGTTATGACAAATTTAACTGTAGGAAAAGATAAAGGTATATACGGCCAAGCATGTAATGTTATGTACTTTCGAAATCCTTTAGGCAGTGACGCAATTTCGTGGATATACAACACACACAAAAACTTGAATCCGCCATTATCTCCAAACTTTTAACTTGACGATATAAATTCAAAAATTATAAAATCGTTTCATTTAGAAATAATAAAAATAAAAAAAAAATAAAAAAAAATAAAAAACATAATATTTATTAATTATTTCAATAAAAAAAATATAATTAATAATAATAATATCTAATACAAATTATATAGGTTAGTTTTATTTCTCACTACTACCATAGAACAGTAATGGATTTCTCTTTTACAACGGTTATTATAGTAATACTTTTAATTATTATTATTTATTTTGTTTGGACAATGCTTTCTTCTTCATCTTCAGTTGCTTCGACTGGTCATCAAGATGCAAGAAGTAAGACAAGTATTAATGTTCCAGTAAATACTAGTTCGTTCTCATTTGTTACTTGGCTTTACGTAAGTGAATGGTCACAAACACCAACAACATCAAAAAATATTGTTTCTAACACAGGGGGGACGCAAGATATAACTAGATTCAATTTAAGTTTAGATAGCAATAATAATATTTTGAACCTCTCTATAGGAAATGGCAGCACTCAACCAACATCAGTGCAAAACATACCACTTCAGACATGGGTATGTATTATTGTGTCTGTTAATAATGGTAACGCAGTAGACATTTATCTCAACGGAAAACTTGTCAGCACAACAAGTTTGTCAGCAACATATTCTTTACCTAGTGGAAGTTATGATGTAGGTGGTGGAATTACTGGTTTAATAAATGTAACATTTAACCCCGAACCAACAGGACCACAGGATGCTTGGAACATTTATTCTAGCGGAGATGGAAGTGGAACTGGAAGTTCTGTTACCGACTTTTTCAATAAATACAAAGTTCGTTTCGCTTTTGTGAAAGACAACGTGGAATTATCTAAACTCGATATTTAATATTTGATTTATTAAATTATCATAAATAAAATAAATTATAACTATAATTAATATATTATAAAATTATAGTTATAAATCTCTAATAAAATGTTATTTTATGGTAAAGAAATAAATATATTTTATATTATTTTGCTTGTAATTTTTATTTTTGCTGTTTATATTTCAGTTTCATTTTACATGCAAGAAAAACAAAGCGTCGCGCTAACAACATCTTCACAGTCCATTTTGAATACAAATAATTCTTCACCGATATCTATTCCACCTGATAAATTGTTGAACAGAGGTGCTTTTGCAATATCTTTTTGGATGAATATAAATTCATGGGTGCCAACAGATGCAAGTGCAAATTTTAATGTCATATCGCTTGAAAATAATAGTTCAACACCACAAGTAAATATATTCAAGTTGTATATTGATTCAAGCTGCAACTTAGTTTATAGTAGTTCTATTAGCGTTAAAAGTCCATACAATATAATGTGGAACTCGCAATCTTTGCCAATCAAAGAATCAGTAAATGTGATTTTAAATTATAACGGCGACGATGACTATGTCGAAGATGAAAATTATTTAGATGCATCTGGAAATCCAAAACCGATATATAATATGAACACTGGATTTACAAATAAAAATCGCGCTTTAGATGTGTTTATAAATGGGAGACTGAATAACACAATCATACTGACCACTTCACTAACAAGCACCAAAGAAAGCACATGTGCCAGCAATTCAGTGTGCGTGTCGTACACTGACTCATCCATGAATTACTTTACGAATAATAATATTCAAATCAGTGTTGGAGAATCAGCTAATATTACGCCTGGACCTATTGGAACAATATCCAATGTCAATTTTATTAAAGGTGGGTGTTCAATTGAAGATGCGCAAAGTATAAACAGAGCAGGAAATTCAAGCAACATATTAGATGACTTATTTTCATACAAAATTCGATTCGGTTTAGTCGAAGATGGGAAAGAAGTAAAAGTATATGACATATGACGGACGGACGGACAGACGGACAGACGGACGACCGACGGACGTATCAGTGAGCAAGTAATACAACAAATTCAAAAAAACAGAATTAAGAACAGAATTAAGAACAGAATTAAGAATTACAGCATGCCAATTGTTTATTTTCACGATACTTATTCAAGCGAATAAAACCTTCAAGCGGAAAGCTTCTATTCTTAACGAAATAATTATTTGAAACACTTGTTCCCTGAAAATTGCCGGCATTTGCCATGGTTGCTCCGTATGCCGAATATAATGAAAATCCGTTGCTTGTTATCGTGTCTGTTTTCAATTTTTGAAGACGCGTGCTTCCCGAAACAGCACCTTGTCGCGCAAACTGTGTGTTATTTGGCTTATAGATTGTACTACAATAATTATTTGCAGGTCGATTGAGGAGATTGTTATTATATGTTTTTGGATTCGTACAATACTTTGACTCGTAAACTTGCGGGCCATTTTGCGCATCTATCGGGTATAAAAATTCAAATGGAATATTATCATTTACGCTAGGATAGTATATACAACCTGGTTTTTTGGTAGTCGAAATTCGTTGAACTGCAGTTCTGCACCTAGACTGCAAATAACCCGTCGTGGTTTCATAATAAGACTGGCTCAACGTGGAAATGCCTGACCGGATTCGATTATTTTCAGGGTTGCACGAGATGCGCACTGTGTCATAAACGCTGGTAATAATTTCATAACTTGTGTCGGGGTTAATTTCATCTTTTTGGTCCGGAATTGGTTCAGCAATCGGAGTTATCGGAGTAACAAAATAAATATCCGGAACAGTTGGCTCATTGTTTTCATAAACAATGTCATAAATGGTGGCAGCCCCTGGAATATCAAGAAAAATTTCTTCTATAATTGGAGTGCTGATAAAATGTATCGGAATAGATATTGCACCATTATTTTGAATTTTTTCTTCTTTATCACACTTATTTTCTGCATAGGAGTCTGCTATTTGAAATGAATTCCCACCTGTTTCAATGCATTCGCATGACTCTGCATTTGTTTTATACACGCTTGACCCCGGCGTATCCATGAGCTGCACCGTCGCCATTCGTTTTTGGCTAGAATTGTCTGTTGATGAATTTGTGGGAACTAGCTGCTTGCGCCAGTGCTTTATCGGGCGCGCCTTAAACTCCGGTCCTATAAAATCAGCCTGATTTATATTGGATGGAACACCGTTTGCATTTGGACGATGCATGCCAGGAACTACGTTAAATGCAGTATCCGCCTTTGTCGCATAGTGCGGTTTTCGTGTTGTTCTTAAAGTATTTGAAACTCTAAAATTTTGTGGGTTATTTATTTTTGGAGTTGTCACCACTGTTGTCATTATTGTCAACTATTATTATCAATTATTATTATTATTTTATTAATTATTATTATTATCAGTTATTATTATTATATCAACAATAATAATAATATCAATATTTTAATAAATTTTAATACATTTAAATTTTAATACATTTAAATTTTAATACATTTAAATTTTAATACATTATTTCTTAATAGAAACTTCAAGTTGCGATATTGTAAAAGGACTTTGTATGAGATATACTTCATCATCATCAGGATGAAATTTATACAAGGAACAGTCTGCGTATTTGAGTCTCATTTGTTTAGTGGTTTCCGTCTCTTTTTTTCGTCTTGACCCGGCTTCATCGTCATCACCTTCGTCATCATTTTTTCTGCCTTCTTCCTGATAATCGGGATTGAACTGAAGTGACGTTTGGTATATTTCAATAATAGTTTGAAGAATTTCAAGCTTTTTTATAGGATCCGAAATTTGACTCATAGTTTCTTTTTGCTTTTCAATATCAGTTAATATTCTTTGAATATCATCACGAATGCGAATCAACTGTGCATGTCGTTCTTTGTTATGAACAACATTTTCATAATCAGAAATATATTTTTTATACAATTCAAGCTCTCTGTTGAATTCAGGAATTTTTACAGTAATTTCAGCAAGAGTCTCATCTTCAGATTTATAATTGAATAACAAATCCAACTTCAAATTGATAATATTTTCTTTCATTACTTCAACCTTTTTAAATTGTGATTCAATCAAATCCTGAAGATTGTGCGTATTTCCCATTTTAAATCCACGGCTTTTTTTTATTTTTTGCATTTTTGATAAAATAGAACGAATATTAGATGACTCAAGCATTTCTTGCTTTATTTCTAGTCTTTTATTTTCATTTGTCGACTGTATGAATTTCTGTTTTTTATATAAATTATTAATTATTTTTTTTCTTTCTTCAAAATAGTCTTGTTTCAGTCTAAAATAGTTCATAATCTTTTCATCATTTGATTCTTCAGCTTCAGTAGTCATCGTGTGCTTATATAACTATAGATACAATTTAAAATTATTAAAATAATTTAAAGATTTACAAATACATCACAATAGTTTTTGAATAAATATTCAATAAAATCGAATAAATATCACCACATCACCACCACATCACCACATAAACCATGGAAAATGTTATAAAACCAATGACAAAAGAATATCTTAAAAATTATCCTAAAAATAGAGAGTTATATAGAGTTGTAAATTTAATATGCAATGGTGTAATAAATAAAGTAAGTGGGCGATTATATACAGGTTCTGATTTTTGCATTGAAACTGCATTCAAGTATTCTATTCCGTTTGAAGAAGAGTGGGTTAGTGCTACATTGCGTAATTTTATTTATCAGTCACAAGCGCAACTGTCAACATTGGAGTACCACAACTTACAATTGAAATTGACAAATGATGCAAACGAAAGAGCAAAAATTCGAGAACAGTTCATTCAAGATTTGTTGGCAGAGCTTCAAGTTGTATTTCCTGATAGTAAAATAAACTGGATTGAAAAATCGTATTTTCCTCACGGGTACAACTATCATGAAGTCAAAAAAATGTTTATTGAAATTGATTGGACGCCATGACTGCCATGACTGACCATCCACATAATCACATAATCATTCAATATTCATTCATTCACCATGAAGGTAAATCTGTAATCAAATTAGCATGCGTGATATTGCCTTTTTGTCTATCCATTTTTATTGTTGCAGATACATTATTTAGTTTTGTTAAAATATATTGTTTTTCTTGTTGTTTTCTTCTTTCTTTTTCTTCAGGAGTAAGTTTTCCTTTGTATTTGTAATACAGAATACCCCCTAAAAGTATGAAAAATAATGCAAACATTGAGACATTGAATATTGTATTGTAGTGTTGCGACTTTAATTGATGACATCCTTTCAACACTCCACTAATAAATGACTTTACGCCGGGTTCAGTTAAAAATGGTTTGTCATCTTGACTATGACCCATTCTAAAAAAATTCATTTGAATCAATCTATGTGGTGGTTGTGGTTGTGGTTATGTAAGGTGTAACTGATGTTTTTACTTTTATAAAAGTGACAGATATTTTCATATTAAATTTTACACACAATATATAAAATTTAATATATTTGTAATACAAAGAAAGATTATTATAAAATAATATTTTTACTAAATAGAGAAACAGAATAAGCAAATGTCTACTACTACTACTAGTACTACTACCGATACTTCTTCAACACCTGCGCCAGCTTCCGCAACCGCAACCGCAACCGCTGCCGCCGCATCTTCTCTAACATCTCTAACCTCAAATTCAAAAGCGGCTCAAGTGATTGACCCAGCCACCTCTATTTTTGTTTATATTGGAGTTACAGCTGTTTATTTTGTTATGAAATACATGTTTCCTGATAAGTCAACAATTTTATTTGCTATTTATTTTATTTTAATCCTTGTGAGCCAATTTATTTTGAATATATATTTAGCCAAACAAATGTGCAACAGTCCTTCCAATGTTGGAACCGCGGCTGTTGCAACAATTATTCCATGGGTTCTTATTTTCGGTTTACTCAACTTATTGCTGACAATGTTTCCTGGATGGCTTGCCGCCTTTTCGAATACAATCGGCTATGCTATTGCAAGCGTTTTCGGCGTGTCGTCACTTTTTACAGAAAAGTTATTGAATGATACTGGAAAAGCGAAAGATAAAGATGCATTTATTGTCATTAAAAATATACTAAGCGATCCTTCTACCGTTATCAACACGCTGAACACTGACAACCTTGTAGGTTTCTGGAATAAAAGCATTAGTGTCGAATTATTCAAAGACGGACTTAAACAGGTTGATGACAATGTAACTGCCGAGAGCAGTCCGTTATTTTTCGAACTTAAACAATATATTATACTAAAAGACCTTATTTCTTACTTTATATGGTATTTATTGACAGGAATCCTTATTACATCTATCAGCTACAATTACATGTTGACCATTCCATGTGTGCAGACTCCTAAACAAGCACGAACTGCAGCTGCTCAATTTTTAGCAAATAAGAATAATGCGAAAACTGCTGCAGATGCCGCCAAGTCAAATGCACCCGTTTACAAAACCGATGGAAAATAATTTTGTGAAACGAACCCTATGGATAGTTTATATTTCTATTTTTACAAATTATATCAGAGAGAAGAGAGAATTATAGTCTTTACATGAAATAAATAAAATATTAATGTAATTTACTTTATTTACTGAACCATTTTGATGAAACAATTATATTCATATTCGCATTTATTTCAGTGTCAATTAAATAATGATTATAAACTGATATGAAATATTTTTCAAACCATCTTTTGCTAATGATTTTATATTCTTTATCAAATGCATACTTACAATAAGACTGGTATATTGTATATAGTGACTGACTTGTCAGTGGGTGTACATTCGCATTCGCACTCTCTATTTTAGATTCTTTATATTTTTTTATAAATTCCTCGATTTCTGCTCTTTTATTCCATATATTTGATCGGCATCCCACATGAATCAAATACTTATCATCCTCAATGATGATGTCTGGATAAAAATGTTTTATGAGTCCTAGCAACATCTTATCTGAAACGTTATTATGCAACAGCGTCGTCGCAGATCGTTTGATTGATTTGTTGAATAATGACAACAACTCTTCCAACTCTAATTCATATTCTTCTTCTTTGTCTTCTTCTTCGTTATTATTTTTTGTATTATTCAAATCTATTATATATGTATTCCAAAATGACATAAAACTACAAACAAATGGTAAATGTTTACTTGTTCTATTTTTTATAATTGTATTTTCAAAGTTATCCGGCAACTGCATAACGTCAATGTCCAAGTTCAACTCTTCATAATGTGTTGACAGCAACTCTTGGAGAGAATGATTAAAAAATATATTTGGAATATTCTCTTCCTCAATAAAAATCTTCCACAAATACAACAAATTTTTATATGTAATGGTGTATCCAGGACATTCCTCTGTTGTTGCATGAATGAACCTCGCCACAATTTCGAGATTCGTATTATTTTTTAAATACAGTGCATGATTTATTACTGAATAGTCATTACAATACTTTTCTAAAAATAAATCGGCAGACACGTATCGCGTTGAATAGTGAGATGCAACGCATAACAAATCAATAATGTGAGGAATAATGTGCGACTTGAAATAGTCGTCTAGAATAATAAACCCGTTTGATAAATCGCACACATTGATAAGTCGGCACTCTTCATTTGCATGTTCATAGTATTTAAATTTGAAATGAGTCAATAAATTAATTCCAAAGTATTTATAACACTCTTGACTTATTTCCTTTATACATGGAATAAATGTTTTTGAATTAATGAAATAATGAAGTGAATTTTTTTTATGAAGAATGTCACCAATGGTAGTAAGAAAGTATTTTACTGTGTCTTTGTTGTGAAAAAGCGCAGGCGTAAGCAGTCGTAAAATATTTTGAATTGTTTCTGACTCTGGTATAGATTTTAATATATTATTCTCTCGAATTCGTTTTATAATTTGTATTTTTATTTTATATTTCCATGGCATCAAATCTTTATGACTTGCACTAATGGTTGTTAAAATAGAGTGTTGAATGTTGTCCTCTTTTATAACTTCATACACTTTATCACCAGAGTAAATAAAAAATAACTCTGTTCCAGAGTGATAAAAATAACGCGTTTTTGCAAGAAATTCTTCAATAAATTCATCCGATTTTTCTTCAAGTGACTTTTTTCTCTCTTCTCTCTGTTGATACTGTTGAACAGTCGTTTCAAGAATCGTCGGCAATACATCTGTAATATGATGAATCAATTTTTGTTGAACATTTGGCATACTACTGTATTTATTATACAACGCTGTAATTATGTTTACAGCTTCCGCGATGTCGCTGCTATCATTTTGGTGCTGGATTGTATTTTGTGTGGTCGCTTCGAGCTGATTTATCATATAAATATATACGCGGGCGTGTATATTTATATATGCATATGTTTATATAAATTATTATATTTATTTATTATTTATTTGATTTTGTCTAATTGTTTCCAAATTTAACTATATTAAGAGTAAATAATTTTGTATAAATTTTTTAAATAAACAAAAGATTTTAATATATATATAATTTATATATAATTTATGAATCCAGTTGAGGAAGAAACTCCAGTTACAATTGCGGAAGAAACTCCCGTTGCAGAAGAAACACCAGTTGTAGAAGAAGCTCCCGTTGCAGAAGAAACTCCCGTAGTAGAAGAAGCTCCCGTAGTAGAAGAAGCTCCCGTTGCAGAAGAAGCTCCCGTTTCAGAAGAAACGACTCCCGCTGTTGAAGAAACGACTCCCGTTGCAGTTGTTGAAGAAACTTCAGTTGCAGAAGAAGCTCCCGTTGCAGAAGAAGCTCCCGTTACAGAAAAAACTCCTGTAGTTGAAGAAACTCCCGTTGCAGTTGTTGAAGAAGCTCCCGTTGCAGTTGTTGAAGAAACTCCCGTTGCAGTTGTTGAAGAAGCTCCCGTTGCAGAAGAAACTACTCCCGTTACAGAAGAAACTCCTGTAGTTGAAGAAGCTCCCGTTGCAGTTACAGAAGAAGCTCCAGTTGCAGTTGTTGAAGAAGCTCCCGTTGCAGTTGTTGAAGAAGCTCCCGTTGCAGTTGCAGAAGAAACTCCCGTTGCAGTTGTTGAAGAAACTCCCGTTGCAGTTGTTGAAGAAGCTCCCGTTGCAGAAGAAACTCCAGTTGCAGTTGCAGAAGAAATTACTCTCGTTGTAGAAGAAACTCCAGTTGCAGAAGAAACTCCAGTTGCAGTTGCAGAAGAAACTCCAGTTGCAGTTGTTGAAGAAATTACTCTCGTTGTTGAAGAAGCTACTCCCGTTGCAGTTGCAGAAGAAATTACTCTCGTTGTAGAAGAAACTCCAGTTGCAGTTGCAGAAGAAACTCCAGTTGCAGTTGCAGAAGAAACTCCAGTTGCAGTTGTTGAAGAAACTCCAGTTGCAGTTGTTGAAGAAACTCCAGTTGCAGTTGCAGAAGAAATTACTCTCGTTGTAGAAGAAACTCCAGTTGCAGAAGAAACTCCAGTTGCAGTTGCAGAAGAAACTCCAGTTGCAGAAGAAACTCCAGTTGCAGAAGAAACTCCAGTTGCAGAAGAAACTCCAGTTGCAGTTGCAGAAGAAATTACTCTCGTTGTTGAAGAAGCTACTCCCGTTTCAGTTGTTGAAGAAGCTACTCCCGTTTCAGTTGTTGAAGAAGCTACTCCCGTTTCAGTTGCGGAAGAAACTCCTGTTGTAAAAAAAAATACTCCAGTTATAAAAAAAACTCCATTATCAATTAAAAAAATCAGAAAGTATAATAAGTATAATAAATTTTTCATTAATATTTTTAATATAAAAAAATAATACTCTTATATTTTTGGAACATTCATTGCATTCGAATTCGCATTCGCATTCATCAGACTTAAAAACATTTTGAACCTGTGATTTAAATTGTATACATGGGTTTCAAGGTTTAATAAATCTGATGAAACATCAAATGACCTCAAATAATAAAAATATTTCTGATTGTGTATTTTTATTTTATTCAGAATTGTGTCCAACTCATTATGCAATTTTGTGCACATTTCATGAATACCTGTCAACGCTTTGTTTATGCTTGTTTTTTCATGAACAGTGGTGTCTGGAATCTCTGAAATATAACTTTCAATCACTTCCAATTTGTAAATAATATCCAATGTTTCTAATTTTGATTTAATGTACGTCTCTCCGCACATGTATTCCGATAAAATTTCATATATTTTTGAATTTGTAGCACCAATCGAGCGCAACACCGCATCCCTTTGTAATAAACTTGCAACAACCAACGCCATTCTAAAAAATACTTGTATAATAAATATATATGTTATATAAAAGTATAAATATAAATTTATATACTTTTATATAATTAATTCAGTTTTCAATTTCTATAATGTTTCAAGTGAAAAAACTAGTTTCGCACGCAGTTGTACCTAAAAGAGCCACAGAAGGCAGTGCCGGATTGGACATTAGTTCGTCCGTGGATGCAACTATTCCACCTCATAAATGGTGCGCCATTTCCACTGGCATTTCCATCATGGTTCCAAAAGACTGTTATGCAAGAATTGCACCGAGAAGCGGGTTGGCATTCAAATACGGAATCCAGGTTGGCGCTGGAGTCGTTGACAGCGACTATACGGGTGAAATAAAAGTTATCCTGTTCAACCACGGGGCATACGATTTTACAATCAAAGCAGGCGACAGAATTGCACAGTTGATTTTTGAGAGAATATTCACAAATGAATTGGAAGAAGTTGAAGAGTTGGTAAAAACAGAGAGAGGTGCAGGAGGGTTTGGTAGCACGGGATTATAAACAACTATTATTTTATATTATGCATTATGAAACAAATTATCAACCGATATTTTATAAGCCAAAGTTCTGTTACTGTATTTCTCTTGTTTATATTGGTCCTTCAAATGAAATAGACTAATGCAAGTATTATGTAACATTTTTTTTAAACGTTCTTCAACCGCATCCAAACTCCAATAATCATTTGAATTATTTTGCACCCATTCAAAATAACTCACAATGACACCTCCGCTGTTGCACAACACATCAGGTATTACTTCAATGTTTCTTTCAAGCAATATTGCGTCAGCCTCGGCAGTTGTCGGTCCATTTGCACCTTCTGCAACAAGCCTGCAACTTGAACCGATATTTTGGGCAACATCTTTTGTTATTTGCAGCTCTTTCGCGGCTGGAATTACAATGTCGCATTTCATTTTCCAAAAATCTTGTTCGCTTATTTTTTCAACGTCTTTAAACGCAGGCGAACTCTCCACGTTGAGTAATCCTCGATTATCAGCATTATATTTTTTCAACATTTCAACGTTCATGCTAGATGCGTCATTGAATTTATAATATCCGGTGTGGTCGCCAACCGCCAAGCACGTGTAACCAAACTGATTTAAAAAATGCATCGTCCAAACGCCAACATTTCCGAAACCCTGTATAATGTATGTTTTCAACGGATCATCTATAAAATCCTTGTGATGTTTATTCCAATAGTCAATTGTTAATGCAACGCCCAAACCGGTGGAGTGGTTTCGCCCCAAGGACCCTCCACAATCCACACTTTTACCCGTAAAACAGCCCAATTGTGATTTGTTCGACACATTGCTCAACTCTTGATATTTGGAAACCATCCAGTCCATTGTTTGACTTGACGTTCCGATGTCCGGTGCCGGTATATCAAGAGTTGGCCCAATATTTGTATAAATGGCGGCACAAAATGCTTTCGAAATGTTTCGATTTTCATTTTCTGAATACTTTCTTGGATTATACATGACACCCCCCTTTGCTCCGCCAAACGGTAAATTATGAAGGGCGCATTTTATTGTCATCCAAAATGCCAGTGCCTTGCATTCTTCCATGTGAACCTCTTCGCTAAAACGCAGCCCACCTTTATATGGACCCAACCAATTATTATGTTGAACGCGATATCCAGTAAATATTTCAACTCGGTTATCATCTAATACAACAGGAAAATTTACAATAATTTCCTTATTATGCACATTGAGGCATATTAAAAAGGTAGCATCATAAACAAATGTTGTAAAAACGGTTTCCAATTGGGAACGAAACAATTCCGTAATTTCACTCTTACTCATGATTGAGTATGACTACGTAATAAATGAAATGGTTTGATGTGTGTATTTATAAAAAAAATATAAATTAAACTAAATAAATACAAATACAAATACAATTACAAGTAAAAGTACAGTTATAAATATAACTAATATATTTTTAAGTTATTTATTTTTTTTTATTTATAATTAACTTCTTGGTATTGTTACTCCAAGAACACTTTGTATTTTATTAACATGTGTCGGATTGTACACGCAAGTTCCTCTTTCAATTTCAGCAACAATTGAAACATCAAAGTTGCATTTTTGTGCCAATTCCTTCTGCGTCATTTTTTTTTCACACCTTGCTGCGCTGACAGCAAGGGAAGTTTTTTTTGAAACATATTTCGTTTTTTTTACATCGTCGTCTGATGCGGCTGCATAAATGCCGACAGATGCCAATGATGACGATGTTTTCTGAGTTGTTGCAGGTGCAGTTTTTTTTTCTGCTGATTTTTTATTAAAAATAACGGGTTCCCAATCTTGATGATGCGACGACATTGATGACTTGTTATGAGTTGACTGATTTGATTGACTGATTGATTTTTATTGAGATTTTATTAATTATATATATAAATTCAATTTTATATATAATTAATATTCAGTTTATAAATATAAATAAATAAATAAATATTTACAGTTTATCCCCAAATTTGATACTCTTTTTCGAGTTTCACATTGTGCAACATTTGAAACGTTTTGTTTTCACTTGAAAAATAACTCGGTGTCAATATACTCCAGTCCAAATTCTCGTGAAACAGCGTTACCTTTGTGTATATGTATCCAATTAATGCACTGCACCAAAAACGTGACGTTTTTTGCGGATTGGGGTCTTTTTTGTAATACGCTTCTATCCAGTCGGTTACCACGATATCATACGGTTTATCATAGACAACTTTATGAATTTCTTGTAGTGTAACACTGTTAAATAGTTTTTCATACTGCTCTTTTGATTCACAAATCAAACGTCTGAGATAAATTTTTCCCTGATATGTTTTTAAAAATTCATCAAATTCGACAAATTGAACACCGAATTTTTTTTTATTATCTTCGGGGTCTGGAGTATCAGATATTCCCGATGTCCAAACGTACACACCTTTCAACTTGGGGTTTGTCATATCCGGGTCAACCACAACCATTCCAACGTGAGAATAATCGCTTTGGGTCATGAACTTAATGAACCAGCTAAATATTCCCCATGAATTGTGTTGTAAATCGTCGCACACCAACAAGTCTCCCGTTTTCAATGTTGCCTTCAAATTACTCAACTCGTCTGCATCTAAAAAAGTATTTGACTTCAAATTCATTTTTTTGTATAATAGTCGTGGTGACGTTGGTGACGTTGGTGACGTTGGTGATGGTGGCGGTGTTTCATTTAAAAGTGTCATTTCTGTACCTTTTTCTACATTTTCGTTTCGATTATTCATTTTGTTTTTTTTTTGGTTGTAGTAGTATTGTTTATTGGTATTATATTTAATCGTTTTTTTAAATAATTATTATATATATATTATTCAAAGATTATTTTAAAATGTCGGGTTTTTTTTCAGATATTATGACGGATATGAAAGGGATGGAGCAGAATTTGCTGGGTCCTGATTATTTGTATTGGAAACGCATATTGAAACCATCAGATATGGGTATGTCGGACGAAGGAACTTTTGACGCACTTGCTAATAATGTTGGCGGATTGATCAACTATGTTGAAGTGCTTGTGTCTGGAAAGGGTGGTTCTACAACAGGCGGTCCTTTAGGTGATAAGTTTTTTTTAAAAACAGGTGGTCAGTGCACTGACGTTGAATCAAACAAATTAGTTGACCGATATATTTACATTAATAATGTTCCGAGCGGAAACATCCCATTTATATCATCAGGTCTAGGGGGAACTGAGTTTACAGAATTTGAGGGATTAATTCCTGGAACGCTAGGTGATTTAGCGAAACTAAATCCGCTAAATATTTTCAAGTCATTCATGATGGGCGAAAACCCGCCGTGCATGTCAGTTACGCTCGCCACGATTACTCCTGTAACCGACGCAAATTTAAATGACACCGGACAAGACAATTTTGGAACCGACACTAAATTTGTCGCAGTTGCCGATGTGAAAAATATGGACCCGTGCACATTTCTCGATAAAAAAAATCCGGCGGACCCTACGCAAACATGTACTGAAACATTTATAAACTACAACGGCGGTAATGGTGATGATTCAGATTCATGCTCATCGTCGTCATCATCATCAAAACACAAATCAAAATGCAAATACAAGTATGCAGCGATTCGAAAAAATAAAATAAAACAAAAAAAGAAAAAAGATTCAAAAAGGTCAGGTTATCAATTTGATAAAATCGATTTTTCAAAATTACCAGATGACGTTTATGTAAAGGCATTTTATGCTTGCATAAGCATATTTTCTCTCTATGTTTTGTATCGATTCATTCAAAGATATAATAAAAAATAAAATAGATGACCTTGTCAAAGTAAAAAAAATACGGGAACTAGGGCTTGAACCTAGGACCTCGGAGTTATGAGCCCCGCGCGCTTCCTCTGCGCCATCCCCGTTGAGTACCACCCACAGGTATCGATCCTGTGCTTGCCTTTTAATGAGAAAGAGATAACCATCAAACTTTCGGACATTGAGTGTCTTGATTGTGTTCGACGATAAGCCGCCCGCCGTGGGAGTGGTTTACAGTTGCAGGCTGTGTTTTGCGTCGCTTAGCTATGACGAGGAGCTTCTGTAAAGCTACTGAATGATATTATTCCCCCAACAGGTTTCGATCCTGTGACCTTCCGCTTATAAGGCGATAACCATCATCAATTCGGACTCTTGCGAGTCAAGGTTGTAGACGACGGTGTTTTAGACGCTCTGCCGCTGAGCTATAGGGGATTAATTTTTGGGTATATTTTTTCCAATTTTTTTTTCAGCTTACTTTGAAGCCTTTTTTTGAGGAACTGAGAGGATTCGAACTCGCGACATATGAGTCGCTTGGTTTTGAAGTTTCCAATTTCCCATTAGACCACAAGTACACATTTGCGCACTTGCTTATAACAAATATGCATTAATCCATATATTAAGATGACATTCCAAATATATTGACTTGACTGACAACTATTAAAATAATGTTACAATTAATACATTACATTATACATTATAAAATGTTTTGTATTTAATTTTTTATTTATTTTTTTTTATTATTTCTTTTTTTTTTACTATTATTTTTCCTTTTCATAGTTCGTTTTTTATATTTCTTTACACTGCCACCACCGTAACGAGAGCGTTTTAACGGCCTTAATGGTTCTTCAGATGGTGACAAGTCCGACGACGAAGATGACGATTCAAGTGGTTCAGACATAAAATCCGATGATGTTGCAACTGGTTTAGATTGTAAAGACGCATCAGTAGACGACGCATCAGTAGATGATGGTTCAGACATAAAATCCGATGATGTTGCAACTGGTTTAGATTGTAAAGACGCATCAGTAGATGATGCTTCAGGTTGTAACGAGACATCAGTAGATGATGCTTCAGGTTGTAACGACGCATCAGTAGATGGTTCAGACATAAAATCTAACGATGATGTTGAAACTGGTTCAGGTTGTGACGACGAGCCCGATGGAGATGGTTCAGACATAAAAGACGACGACGAGTCCGATGGAGACGGTGACAAATCCAACGATGATGTTGAAACTTGTTGAGGTTGTGACGACGCATCAGTAGATTCAGTAGATGAGTTACCCGTTAACAAATTACTAATCGTGTTAAAAATACCACCTTCATTTTCACCACTTACACCAGCTTTGCATTTTTTATATTCTTCATCACAACTCTCAGGCGTGTTTGGTGTTGGACTAAGAAAATTAATAAGTGCATTTCTTCCTCCAAACATTTGGCGGCGTCTATATCTACGTTGACGCCGTGTCCTGCTACGCTTATTCATTCTTTTATTTTTTAGAGTTTCTCTTTTCATTTTACTAAATTTTATTATATATATATTAATTTTATATTATTATTTTTTCATCATTAATATAAAAATGCTATTACTTTTCATTTATGGAGCAAAAATTTGACGATTCCCTATACTTGTATAAATTGACCCTCCGCCAGATTTGAATGAGTTATTTGCACCCTTCTTTTTTGGCGCAATACACCCTCCAGCACGACACCTTCGAATTGCAATATTTCGACTAGTTGTGTCTTTGCTTCTAAAAGACATGGGAGCAGTTGTTGCTAAACCCACCTTCATACTCCCTCCGCCAATTGCATTATTTTTAAGACGCTCAATTCGTTGAGAACTGTCTTGCGGAAATGATATAGGCTTTCCAACTAAACCTGTGCGTTTATGAGGCGGTATTTGATTAAAGGTTGTTCCAAAATTTCCATGCACATTTCCGGCAACCTTATTATCCATATTTTTGACACCATTTGGCTCCCCTTTAGTTTTAACAAACGTACGACGACCCATTGCAAAGACGCTGTCATTGGATGACGGATAAAACTGTTGCGGCATCGGATTCACGCTTGTCAGCGTTGCATTATTTCCACGCTGTTTTATTAAAATATGACTATCAGGAGGACCATTAAAATTATATTTCAACTTGAATACCATTTTAGTTATATAACTTAATATGATATAATATATTATGCTTAATTAATATATTGTATTTTGAATGAGCTGTTATTGTTATTTACACTTTTATTATATAAAATAAATTAAGAAATATTATTAAAAGCGCCTAATTGCTCTAAATGCAGACTGAGAACCACTATTCAAGTTTCCACCATTGCTCGCATTATTGTAGTTGCGGTTAATCGCCTGAAGCTTCTTAAACGTGGTGTAATCTGAACCGTCGTACACATATTTCACATTGCATGTGGAAGATGGAACACCAGTTTTATCAGGATGCGGTTGAACTGCTCCCGCCATTTTCTTCCACCCATTCAATCCACCTCTTACAGAACTAATTTGCGTTGGACCGCCTGAAGTGTAATTTTTACGATTCAATAAATCTCCAGCATTGTTTATAGCGCGAAATGGAGTTGCAGCCACTGGCAGATTTTTTACAGTTCCAGTTGCAGCTGCACCGTTCCATGCTTCTCTCAACGTTACTCGCGACATTTCTCTTTCACTGCTGCCATCTGGACCACCGCTGCCGTTCTTACTTGATCCACCACCTAACAGTTTCGCAGAAAAGCCATTAAAAAAACCTCCTAAAATCATCTTCATTTTTAAATGTTCGTATATTTAATATATGATAATATTATATAATAAAATAAATAAAATTAAAATAATGAATATCACAAAATATATATATAAAAGATATTAATGATAATAACTTAAATTATATACACGTGAGTCATAATGCAAGCAAAGATTGATTTCAATTTAGAACACATCGTTCTTGCTCTCGAAGATGTTGATAAAAAAATTATGGATGTAGAAGATGGTTATACTCTTCAATATGATATAGAAACTAATAATGGTTATGCAAACATTCAACTGGATGAAGACGCATTATTGTTGCAAGGTAGAATGTTTTTTGATATTTTCCACATGCCAAAAGACAGTATTCAAACCACTGTTAAAATTTACAGGGATAAAAAATCTTCAATTTTACAATGTGAAATAAAAGGAAATAATGATTTGGCAAATTTAGTATTAGTAGAGATTTTACAACGATATTATGCCATCTATAAATAAAAATAAAATATTTTCATACAATATAATAACTAAACTCACAATCACTGTAAAATGGTCTGCATGAAAAGCTGCATTATTGCAACAATGTTCATCGTTGCAATGATTTTCACCATGTACAATTCAGACAGCACTTTGTCGATAAAAGAATTTACCGCCGTTCTCTCCGAAAAACAAAAAGCAATCTATAAAAAGATTGCAGACGAACGTCGACAAATTTATTTCAAAGGGTTTGGACTAGGTCTTGTATTATCACTTTTATTTTTATTTTGGAAAAGTGCGACGAAAAATTCATACAAAATAAATCGATTTTCAACAATATGCGTTGTTGGAGCAGTCACATTTATAACCAACTACTTTTTTTATATTCTCTCTCCAAAAAGCGACTGGATGATACTTCACATTGACGGAGAAAAACAAAAACAAGCATGGTTAAATGTGTACAGAAAAATGCAATACAACTATCATTTAGGAGCAGTACTTGGACTTGTGGGCGCGTTTTTTATTGCCAACATGTTTTGTGATTAATGGGACTAACAGGTGTGTTCATGATTCAGGATTACAGGATTATATTTCGATTATAACTTTCTAAAAAAGAGAGAAAGAGAGATTAAACAAATAAATAAAATAAATAAAATAATATAATATATAAATATTGTATAATAAAATGGCTTCTGCTCTCCCCATAGTAGACGATGTATTAGGAGTAGTAACTATAGATATGCCTGTTAAAAATGTGGTAAGGTTAATGAGTACTTCATTAGAAAATAAAAATGCGATTAAAAGATTATTTGGTGATAATTTTTTTAGAAAACTAGAAAGAGTGCGGATTGTTAGTGAAGCAAAAAAAATGTTTGATACTAATTCTGCATTATTCAAAGCTACATACTGTACTGGACAACTTACACCACAAAATTGTGATATTATTGAAAGTTTTATGAATTTTGCATTAAATGAAAGAAGCTGTGATGTACCCATCAAGAAATTTGATGAGTTATATGAAAGTCAAAACATAGAATTATTATCTAATATATTAGATAAAAATCCACATCCATTATTTGTTGGAGATAAAAATGCATTTTGTCAAATACTGGCACTAAAGCCAAAATCTCCTAGTCACGAATTACAAATGGAAATGTCATTATTATGTGGTGAATCACTTGATGGTAGTGAAGGTGGTTCAAAAAGAAAAAGAAAATCAAAAAGAAAATCAAAAAGAAACATAAAAAGGAACATAAAAAGGTATAAAAGAAAAACCTTCAAAAAGAAAAAATAAAACATATCACAATAAATATTTTTAATTTTACAAATATTTATTTTACATTTATTTTATTCTATTATTCCGTCATGATTCGCGGGACTACATTCATCGTTTGCAGTTCTTGAAACAGCAGCTTGCATGAATATGGAATTTCAACGTACGCGAAATCGGTTCGATTGTCGCACATTTTGCAGCAGTGAATGCCCAACGCGTCATTATAAGCTGCAACCATTCCGCATCTGGAACACACATGGACCTGGTATTTATCTGAAACATCGTAGAGTCGCTCGCGCGTGAATCGTGCAGCTCCGTGCGATACCATGCAGTTGTGTGCAACGATGCCATTTGCAAGAAATGAATGCGTGTCTTCTACACTGATGTCATACACGTGTTGCGGGCCGACATTGATTCTCGACACAACCTCCAAATTCATCGTGGGAAGTGAGGCACTTTCGCGATACACGCCATATACTGTAGTATCGGTGTCATAATCTTTAATATCGTCATCAATTATACCTTCTTCTTCATTAAATACTTGTTCATTCACGTGGTCGTGGTCATCCATTTTTTTTTCTGACTCTGCATCATCGCTTAGAAACCAGCTGAGCGCTCCAATTTTTTCCATGAATTGTTCCGCAGTGGGAAATGACTTGGATGTGAATTTGCCAAATTCTGTGCCTTTAATCAGGTGATCCGTAATATCGTGTGTGCTTGGAATTGCGTATTCATGAAGCAGCCCTTCAGTTTTCTTTAGTTCTTCAACTGCTTGAATAATGGCACTCTTTGTGGGCACAATCTTGTCCGGATTCTTCGATTTGATTTCCTTGAAATGCGTTATTTCATCAACACGATTCACCAGCCAATTGTGTTGACGGCAAACTTCTTCACGCAAGCGACGATATGAAACACCGGCTTCAAGACGCTGGGATTTGTGGCAGCAATAACGAAATCCGATTTTTTCGGAGAATGGTATAAGTTGTTCAATAGGAAGGTGAAGCGTCAACTGAAAACTTCGGTTCGACGCATCATTTTTATCTTTCAATTCGAATTTCTTTCTAGATGAGGATGTTTCCCGAAAATTCTGAATCGTTGTATTATGAATACCACATTTGGCAAGTAGTTTCTGCATATCTTCAAACATTTTTTGCAATGATTCACGATGCTCATATGTCTTCGATTTTGAAAATGAAACGGATGTCATAACGTCGCGTTTCCCCCTATGCAATCCAAGAACACATGTGTGTCCGTCGCCGCCAAACATTCCAGCAAGAAATTCACGAATAATGGGGCGTGGACAGTTCTCATTCAAAATAAATTCAGGAAGTGTTCCTGGTTGATCTATTTTTCTTCCACGCAAGATTCCGCCAAGTTGAAGAATATCATCAAGAAATTCACTCGGAATGTTAACAAAATAGTAATTTTTCGTTTTATATTTCATCTGGTTAATTTCGCAAAACATGGTTATATCACCGAGAAATTGTTTAACATCAATTACATGTCCAAGTGAAACTGATGCCTGTTTTCGTGTACCATCTGCACTAATACTTCCATCGGTAATCAAAAGTCCAAGTATGCGTGCAAATGCAAGCGTTCTCATATATTCATTATAAGTATCTGTCCTGAGCGTTCGTGTTCCTAATGATTGTGTCCAACCACCACATTCCGCAATTTCTTCCTTGACTTTCATAAGTGGATAAGCAACGCCGGTTTTAACCTTTGTTTTATGAAGTTCAAGGTCCTTTACTTTCACCCATTCATTATTTGATGTTAATACTGGGTGTTCTTCTGTACATATGATTTTCCTACCATCTTCAAATGTTAGCTCAACACAGTCACGCATTCCCTTATCCATAAATGCGCATTGTTTTGAAGGAACCATACCATTCTTGCTCTCACTCCACCCAAGAACATGTTTTTTATTTATATCCATTTCTTCAATCATTACTGATAGCCCACATCTTAGAGAAACGGGTGTGTCTCCCTTAGCACAATCTTTCTCCATTTCCCCAAACCGTAATCCTCCATCTCGCGAGCGGCCTTCCGCAGGCTGACGCGTGAGATTTACCATTGGACCGATGGACCTGCTGTGTTGCTTGTCGTTGACCATGTGTTTTAGGCGCTGGTAGAATGCGGGACCGATGAAAATGTCTGAATTGATTTGTTCGCCGGATAGGCCGTTATACAGGAGTTCATTTCCGTTGTTTTCGTAGCCGAGTTTTAGGAGTTCATTGCGGATGGTATAAACGTCGAGTTCTCCGAATGATGTTCCGTCGCCGAAGAGTCCGAGTTCGAGGAGGACTTTTCCGAGGAGGGTTTCTTTGAGTTGGGCGATGGTCATACGGGATGGAATGGCATGGGGATTGATGATGATGTCGGGACGCTGTCCGCTCTTTGTGAATGGCATATCCATTTCTGGAATGATGTTTCCGATGGTACCCTTTTGTCCGTGACGACTGCTGAGTTTATCTCCGATGACCGGCTTTCGAAATGTGCGAATGCGAACTTTGCAAATGACGTATCCGTCCCCGTTTCGCTCCGTGTAATTCTTATCGACGTAGCAGTCTTCTGTAGTCCTGTGCATTTTACTGGCGTCTTCATATTTGATTACTTTTGTGTGGTCATTCCTATTTTCCTTGATGGGCATGACCTTGCCCATGATAATGTCACGATTTTCAATAACGGAATTTTCGGGAATAACGCCCTTGCTATTCAATTTCGAATAATTTCCAAATTTCATTCCTTTTGTTTTTGTGGAATCTGGTCTGCATCGAATTTCCTCGTCACCGTTGATTTTCTTGTCCTCGTCCTTTTCAGTGTGATAAATGGTTGCGCTGAATAAACCGCGGTCGATTGCGCCCTTGTTGACAAGGATGCTGTCTTCTTGATTGTAGCCGGTATAACTCATAATTGCGACGATGACGGGTGCGCCGGATGGAATCTCGTCGAGCTTTATCATGCGCATAACACGAGTATCAACTAGCGGACGCATTGGATTGGATAGGACATATGCCGTCTTGTCCATCCGGTTGTAAAAGTTCGTAACGTACATGCCCATCGCCTGCTTACCCATTGCGCAATTTGAACTTGCAAAATTATCTCCAGCAATAAATGAATGATTATCGTGTTCAACTTCAATGTCAGATATCATGCAATCTTCTTGTCTTGTTATAGACTCAATTGGTATAAATGCCAAGTTATTAACAACTTGAATATCCCTCATCCATTCTTCGATATTGCCACAATACTTGTTTTGTTTATTATTTTTTTTTGTTTTAAGGTATTCAGTAACTTTAAATGAATGTATATTTTTAGTGTTACAATATGCATAACCAACTGTGTCATAATATTTTATAATATTATCCATTTTACTTGAAATAGTAAATGATATTTTTACTCTTGATTCACTTATTTTACTTTCTTTCACATGCAATGTATTAATTCCTAATCTACTTAATATTAAAACACATTGATTCATGAATGAAACCAGAGACTCCTTGTAAGTTGGATTGATTTGTTGTGATGTCTCTTGAATCTTTATAATATATATTCTTTCAATAGTAGTTAACCTTCTATCAATTGTTTTATCCCATCTGATTTTGCATCCATCTCCGCCTTGAAACCCTCTCATGAACTGAAGCCCATATGCATTATTGTCAACTATCCAATTTGGAATGCTATTTCTTACAGTTTCTGTTTTTTTTCCATATCCTATTCCCATACTTATTAAAAGTGCTGGCAAACATCCATTATAAATTACTGCATATGTGTGGTGTGTTTGTTCTCTGTCACTATCTTTACTTTTAAATGTTCTTGTTCCTTCCATTATTTTAATATCTTTGTCAAATCCAATTGATTTCAAATCATTTGTAAACTCTAATGCATCACAATATTGTCCGAAATCAAACGAACATTGAAATTCTTTATATAAATAAACACCGTCATTGTTGACATTTTTTCTATTTTTTTGGTATATATTAATTGAACCATCAGCATATAAATATCCAATTATTCTTGACAATGTTGTTAATTTAGGATTATTTTCATAAAGCGGAAGCAATCCGATATTTTTTAATTTACTAACATATTTTTGTACTTTATTTATTTTTCTATTTTTAGTTTCGTCAATTTCGAGTTCTTTCATCTTATTAATAAATTCATCTTCACACAATATGCATTTGTCTCCAATTTTATTATCTTCAATGTGTGTGGGAAAGTGAGTTATTCCAACTCTTAATTCGTTCTGTTGAATCAACTCACCCACAGTTTTCCAACCACAGTTTGTCATGAATTTATGGTCTTCTGTTGCTACAATTTCTCTTCCACTAATAGTTTTGACCTTGTAAACAGGATTATCATTTTTACGAATAAAGTGATTTACAACTTTAGTTTTAACTACTTCAAATGTTTTGGGACAAAATGACATTACACTGTCTCCAATTCTAACATCTTTTATTTGTGTCCTTGTTCCATCTCCCATAAGAACATTTTCATGAACTCCGATGCATTGATAAGTATTTCTGGGTGACTGGTTGTGCTCTGGAAACGGAATGCACGATGCCAAGATTCCAAAAATGGTGCTCGGGTGAATTTCGCAGTGGGTATAATTGTAGGTGAACTGTGAAGTCGGAGTCGGATTTGATGCATTTTTCAAATCTGTGCGTTTCATTGCAATCATGCTGAAATTCTGTTCCTCCGGGTCAATGTATTCAATCACTGCATTTTCAATCCTGCAATCAGTTACCAGGTCGTCCCACGTGATTTCACGGCGGTCCAACTTGCGCAGAACATCCGACGTGATAAATGTGCGATTATTCTTTACACGCAAAACCGGGCGCATAATTCGCCCCGAGTCATTGCAAATTCGAATTTCCTTGTTTCGAATATCAAAAACAACCGACGTGTAAATATTAATAATACCCTTGCTTTTCTTATCCTTGAATGCATTGTAGAGTTCAACCGGATGAGTGCTTATTCCTACCCACGCACCATTTACAAATACCTTTACTGCATCAACAAGAACGTTGCTGTTGGCAATTGTGTCGAGACATTGAATGTACGGTTCAACCTGCTTGTGAAGCGAATCGGCGTGACTCGGAATGGTGATATGCGACATGTAGCTGATATTTTTTACGACACCGACGCTTGCGCCTTCAGGAGACTCAGCGACGCATAAAAACCCCCATGTTGTGTTATGGAGTTTTCGCGGCGGAATCAGTTTTCCACTTTTATCAATCGGCGTACTTACACGACGAAGGTGGCTCAAACTCGACACATATGTTAAACGATTCAAAACTTGGGCAACGCCCACCTTATTTGTGTTGACATTTTTGATTCCAAAATCTCCAGTTGACAGAGCGCGCTTAATTCCATTTTCAATTGTTGTTGACTTGATTATCTTGTATGCATTCGTCTTGTTAATAATATTCAAGTAGTCTTCGGTCGACCTCCACGAGCCTGTATTGATTTCACGAATGACCTGCTTGGTCATATCCTTCACCACCTTATTGAAATAATTTCGAAATAAATTATTCAGTAAAACACCTGTCAAATCAATGCGCTTGTTCATGTATGAGTCGCGGTCATCTTGTTTTATAATCCCTAAACTGCATTTGATAATTCGTGAAGCCATGTACCCCAAATAGTATATCTTTTGTGCCTGAGTTCTGCAATGAGGAAACAAATCAGAATTCAAGATTTCAATTGCAAAATCGCGCTTCTTTCTTGCTCCCGTTTCTTTATCCATATTCAAAGGAGTAAACATGACAATCGACGTGATTTGACGCATCGCATCTTCATGAGTAAGAACCGTGTTGGCATCAATGACAGACGCGCGAAGTGCCATAAGTATTGACTCATTATTTCCTTCCTTGTTTTCAATATTAAACACTATCTTTTCACATATTTCCTTGTCCGACAGCACGGACAGCGCCCGAAACAACACAAACAACGGAATCGGTTGTTTCACACGCGGTATCTGAACATAAATCGGAAATCCAAAACCATTATTTTTGCTTGCTATCATCATATTAATTTGTTTCGGAGAAATACATTTAAAATCAGGCACAGACTTTACTTCCGCTAGCCACATCCATTTCGTATTTCCTTTAGAAACATTGTAACAATACACTTTGTTTTCAGCCGCCCTTTCTTGACCAAGCACCGTCTTTTCACTTCCATTTATAATAAAGTAACCACCTGCGTCATATGAACATTCTCCCGTCTCAGCATTACTAATGTGAGCATACTGATTCAATATGCAAACTGATGACTTCAACATGATTGGCATTTTACCAATGTGAATGCTCGGCAACACCTTGTGAAACGTTTGCACATTCTCAAGCTGTTCTCCTGAACGAACAATGTATTTTATATTTGCATCCACTGTCATTGTAGATGCATATGTAAAATTTCTTAAACGCGCCTCTTGGGGAAACATGAGTTTCGTAGCACCGTTGTTCTCATGAATTTGAGCACGATAAAGATGAAATTTATCAAACGTAACTTCAATCTCCAGTTTATATTTTTTATTTTTTTTATCAAAATCTTGCTCTGACGCAATCGTCACTGGATTGAACATTCCAATTGTTCTCTCAACTTGAACCCCAATAAAATCATTGTACGACTCTATTTGATGCCTCACCAAACGTTTCAAATGTTGGTCCTTAAAATATGAACTTATAATTTTCCAAGGCGCTTCCGAATATTCGCTTTGACTGTCGTCATAATCATTATATTCATCATTTGTTTCGAAACCTCTCCCATTACTGTCTTTTTTATTCATTTTCACGTGTGAAGTTGAAACAGCCATTTTATAATGTTCGTTCTGACTATTTTATAAATCAATTTATATTTAAATCTTTTATCATATAATATAAAATGATTTATACATTTATTTAAAGTAAAAAGATGTGTCCAAAATAATGTATTTTTTTATATAATAAATATAATATCAAAAAAATACCAATCCATTTTATATTCATTCATTCATAAAATAAATTAACCAATAACTAGCAACAAAATAAAAAGAAAATAAATGACAGAAATAAAAAAAAAGATAACCATCAATCGCGAACATTTAAATCCATCATTTTCACAAAAAAGAAATAACGGTTCTATAAAAAAAAATAGAAAACTCCCTGAATTTATAAAACCCAGTGAACTTAAAAATAATTTGATTAAATTATTGAAACAAAAGAGAGAAGAAACAAAAAATGCAACAAGAGCTCATTCTGTTCCTCTTGATTTTAGTAATAATGACAGTACTAATAATAATAATAGTAACAATGACAAACAACAAAAAGAGCCTTTTAATAGAGAAAAATATACAAACATTTTTTCAAAAGACTTTGAAGCATCCATTGATTATTTAAAAAAATTTAAAAAAAATACACATCCATCTTCAGTAACGCGAAAACATCACTATAATAATAATAATAATAATAGTAATAACAATAGTAACAATAATTCAAGTAAACTTCAAAATGTTACACTAGATGTACCCTCGAATTTAATGCTTCCAATTTCATCAAACATTACAAGACATGTTACAGGAGGAATAAACACAAACATGGATACGGACATGGACACAAACATGAACACGGGCGTTAAACATGACGAACCATTATCACCTGTTCTGCATTTAAAACAGCAACTACAAGAGCTGCAGCAATCTTTATCTACTTTGAAACTAAACATACCTCCACCACCACCTCCTCCACTACCACCTCATGAAGTGTCTCAAGCGCCGGCGCCAGCGCCACCACCTCCTCCGCCTCCGCCACCACCTCCTCCGCCTCCGCCTCCGCCTCCGCCTCCTCCGCCTCCGCCTCCGCCTCGTTCATCTTTGAAATATGACAACTTCATCAATGACAACAATCATGATGATGATGATTATGATGGCGCGAAAAATAACAAAAACAATTCAATGATTAAACTCAACGACGATGTTCCATATGGAGCAATGAAAGGTGGAACAAAACCATCATACAGACAATTTTACAATAAAACATTAAAAAAAAATTCATTCGATAATAACAACATTTACAATTATAATAATGAAAACAAAAATACCAGTCACCTGAAAAAAACCAGTCATAATAAAGTAAAAAAATATAAACCTCAACCAAGAAAACTCAAACAAGTTCGAAGAAAAACTACAATTAAAAAATACAAACTTGGAAAACATGGCAACAAAATAAGTATTTTAATTAAAAACAATAAAACCAGAAAAATAATTCAAAATGCACAACGCGAATTAAAAAATGTTCCAATTTATGATGTAAAAAATGCACTTATTAAAAATAATTTATTAAAACTTGGTTCTACAGCTCCATCCAACATATTACGAAAAATATATGAAGAGTGTAATATGACAGGAGAAGTTGTAAATACAAATGGAGACGTATTTATTCACAACTACATAAATGAAACAAGAAAAATTTAAATGAATTTAAACATCTTTAATAAAAATAAAATCAAATTATAAAATAAATAATATCTATTATTAATATAAAAAAAATGGGAAATGCTAGCTCAAGAACAGTTAATAGAGATGATAGTGTAATAAAAGCAGAAATGAATGAAATAATGACAAAAATAAATGTTCAGAACAAACGCCTTGACGAATTTATTAAAAACAGAGAAACAACAGCAACAGACCAGTTGAGTGAAAATAAAAAGAGTAAGGATGAGGAACAAATGAGGTTAACAGGAGAATTAGTTGCTTTAAAAAGAAGACTAACAGAATTAAATGACGAGTTAAAAAAATTAGAAGAAGCCGCATCTGCATCTCCTGCCGCTGCCGCCGTTGCTCCTGCTGCTGCCGCCGTTGCTCCCGCTGCTGCCGTACCCGCACAAAATCTTGATACACCTAGAACACAACAAATTTACAACCCCAGAAATCTACAAGGCTCTCCTCCAAACCTACCTGATTTTGAATATCCCGATCCCGCCGGTGGAACAATAAAAAGAAAAAATAGTAAAAGAAAAAATAGTAAAAGAAAAAATAGTAAAAGAAAAAATAGTAAAAGAAAAAATAGTAAAAGAAAAAATAGTAAAAGAAAAAATAGTAAAAGAAAAAATAGTAAAAGAAAAAATAGTAAAAGAA